TCATTTTACAGACTTCGTTCGCCTTTCCTTCCGTTCTCTCTTGCGCATTGCAGCCTCCGCGAGCTTCACATCGCGGCCCAGATAGTGCGTCTGCAGGATGTCTTCCGCGTCCTTCAGCGAGTGCCCTGTAAGCGACGCGATCTCCGGGACGCTGGCGCCAGCAAGAGCCAGCCGCGTGACGGCGGACCCGCGGATGTCGTGGAATGTCACATCGTCTATCCCGGCGCGCTCACACGCCTTGCCCCATGACGCCCGGAAACCATCGGACGTCCACGAGTTCCCCTCGGTGTTGGTCAGGATCGTAACGGCTCTCCTCTTCACCGCTGCGAGATGATCTCGCAGTGTAGGCCCAACCGGGATAACGACACGTCGCCCCGTTTTCGACTGCTTCAGCTTGATCGTCTTGCCGTCATAGGCGGACCAGGGGAGGCGCAAGAGGTCGCCTTGCCGCTGTCCTGTCCAGAGCGCCAGCACGAGCGCCAATTGCAGCTCCTCAGAGGCGGTGTCCATAAATCGTGAGATATGATCCGCGGTCCATAGCTTCTCCGCCCGCTCGGCTTTGTAGAGCCTGCCGCCGCGCTCGCAGGGATTGACGGTAATCCTGCCGCGGTCTTTCGCTACGGAGAGAACGCGCGCAAGAACCGTCCAGGCGTAGTCGGCCTTACGCGGCGTATCCGCCATGCCATCGCGCCACGCTTTGAAATCCCCGCGGATCTCCGGGGCCGTCAGCGCCTCAAGCGGCAAGTCTCCGAACTCTTCATCAATCAGGTTCAAATAGGTCTGGTAGGCTCTCTTGGAGCTATCGGACAGCGACTTGTATTCGCTGCTGCCGCGGAACTCCGTCACGAGCTGGTGCAGGGTGCCATCGGAAGCGGCCTTCCGGCCCCTGTGGGCTTCCTGATAGCTCTCAATGAACTCCGGGCTCCCCGGCTCTCCGCGGAGCCGTGGGCCGCCTCTCCAGGCATAGTAGTAGATTGACCGGGTGCCATCCGCGAGCCGCCGCGGCACCCGATGCACTCCCTTAAGCATGACGCGCATTCCGATTGGCCCTCCACCGCTCATAGGCGCTTTGTCCTGCCTCAGAGTCGGATAAGCCGGAAAGCCTGTCTAGGGCTCGGTCGATAGCCCTTACGTCCCACCGCCGAGTGCCAGGCAGGGGCTTGGGAAGCCTCCCTTGGGCTACCCATCGGGAGAACCCGGAGGGGCTTAGATGGCAATGCGCCGCGGCTTCCTCACGGGTCAGCAATCGTGCGTGCTGCACCTGTCCCATGTCCTTACCCCTGTTCCTGTTTGGGCAAATCCAGGACCTCTTTCATAAGCCGGTAGGTCTTCGGGGCTCGATCGCCTTTCGACCAGTCGATACCGACCTCATCGGCCATTGACTGCGCGAGGTGACCCCACTGACTTACGAGGGCCGCCCATTCTTTCGAGTGGGCCGCCATTTCGGGGAGGCGCGGCTTCCATTCCGGGATAAGCTCCAGGAGCCGCAGGCAGCGCCCAAGGTCGGCGGGATCAAGCGGGTAGAACCAGCCGGATCGCGGCTCGCCCGCATTCATCATGTGAGCCCATATCGCCTCGGACGATGCGCCTGTGTCGTGCCCGATAATCCACTTGTGCGCGCGTTCCATGATGGAGTTCATCTCGTCTCTCCTTTTGCCGGTGGGGTGACGGGCGTCTCCGCTTCGCGGATCGCGCTGGCAGGCTTCGCCCCGAGCCCAAGGTCTCGGCCCGATGGGTGCTCATCGCTGACGCGCGGGGCGTTGATGATGGCAAGGTTTGCCTTATGTCCATTCTCCAGGGCGAGCAGAGCGTCGTGCAGAAGCTGCGCATCGCGGAGTTCCTTGAAAACGATCTGAACGCGCGGGTTCTCACCTCCGCCTGAAATGCATGTCATGAACCCAGCGGCGACTCTTTTACCGACGACATCTTCCCGCGCTCGCATGCCGGCAAGTTCGTCCAACAGATCATCAAGGTCAGGCGGCGCGACCTGTTGACTGGCCTCCGACAGCCCTTGCTCTTTCCCGAGGACCGAAGGGACGGAGGGCACCCCATCCTCCTTGACGGAGGACAGAAGGGGGAGGAGGGCGTCTGCTAGATCGTCCAGCGACTTGTCTTTCGGCAGAACCCATTCGCCGTAATCATTTACGTACATGGGACCGGAAAGTGCGTTGGCGATCTCCTCTCTCATCTTATCGCTCATGATGCTCTGATCCTTTGGAGAGAAGGGCGGTGGCCGCATCATACTTGCGGAGCCACTTCTGTTGCTCACGCTTGCAAATCTTGATGATCTGCTGTCGCGGCCCCTCTATGTCGCTACCGTTCCCGTACAGAGTGCCGCCTTCAAGAATAGAGACGATAGATCCATAAACGGTAAGGTTGGTGAGGGCTTCGGCCGCAAGACGGCTTTGCTTCAGGGATTGAAGATCAGTCACTGTCCCATCTCCTCTTCAGCGGCGGGCTTCTTTGAAAGGGCGGCGCGATCTTCAGATTGGATCAATTCAAGAGGCCCTGCCTCCACCATCTCGACACGTAGTTGCAAGTCTCGTGGATCGCCTGCCAGAGCCTTCTTTGCGGCTGCAACCCAATACTTCTTGCTGGTCTGTAACTGACGGGTACGAAGATTAAGAAGATGCTCTGCCCGCTCCACCTCACCCCTGAGCCTTTCGGCTTCTGCTTGGGAGGCGGTGATGGCGGCTTCGGCGGCGAGAGCGCGGCCTTTCCAACCCTGTTCACTTTCGACTGTCTCCCACATTCCCTCTGTGCATAGGCTCTTGAGCCTGTCCCGCTCCTCCTCCAGTTCCTTGTTCTTCTGCCGGAGGGTGGCGATTTCGATGGCTTCCGATGCAGAAGGCTCCCATGCCTCGCGTAGCAGTGGATTCTCCTGCTGGAGGGTGCGGAGGGCTTGGGCGGTATCTCGCAATTTGGTTGCCCGCTTCGCATAATACTCAGCAAAGCCTCGTGTCTCTGTCGGGCGGGCATGTTTCTCTTCGACCTCCGCTTCGTGCTCTAGCCACTCGATCAGCCCCGCATAGTCCTCCGTGACGGTGGGGTGGGGCCGCATCGGGTGTTGCCCTGCTCCTCCGCAATCCGAACAGGGCACGGGCTCAAAGTGGTCCTCGTCTATCTGCTCGTATCCACCAGAGCCCGTCCCTTTGCATTGCTCGCATTGAACCAACTCCATGACAGTGGGGAGGGGGTGCGTGTAGAGGGCAATGATCTCATCAGCACGCTCCAGGCTCCATTCTCGGTCGCGGCGCGTGCGTCCGTTGTCATAACCCTTTGCGTCATAGTCAGACCACGCTCCGGGCGCGATGATACGGGCGATCTGCTCCCGTTTCGCCTCCCCTCTGCTTGTCTCTGCTGGAGGGGGAGAGAGGGGCGTCTCGGCTTCGCCGCCGCGCTGGCCCCCTTCGGGCTCAGCCGCTACCGCGTCTTCGTGCTTCGCAGGCTCATCGCTGACGCTGGGGTGCGCGGCGAACGGCCCATCCTGCTCAAAGCGGTTTGAGTACGAGTAGAACTCTGACCCTTCCTCGCTTAGGGACGTTCGGCGCAATCGAGCGTCAAGAGCATTCACCGCTTCGGTGAGATAGTGACCGCGTTCCTCGTCTAAGAACTCGCCATCCCCGTCAGGCTCAGCTTCGTAAACAGTTTCTCCGCCACAGTCGGGATAGTCTGCACGGAAGTAGCCATGGCGCAGCCGGAGATATCCAACTTGCTCGCCATCTTTGAGAACGTCGTATTGCTCGGGGCAGGCACCACATGTCAGTAACAACTCATAGCCGTTGATCATGCGTTTTGATTGCTGCTCCATAGGCGGCGCAACGTAGCGACTGGGTGAAACAGCCATTGAGCTTTCCTGAGGAGAAGCGTCAGCTTCGACGGAAGGCAACATCATATTCTCTCCCCCGCTCTCAGGGGCTTTGTGTGGGTTAGACATGGGAGCCTCAATATGCTGGATAGGTTTCTGCCTCGCCGCGAGCGACGGCTTTCCCGAGTAGGGTAAGCTCGTACATCACTGCGTCGGGCTGACCGGCTCTGCGCTTGTCGACGCGATAGCGATTGAACAGCCCGTGGTAGTAGGCAGCCCTCATTACATGGTCGCCGTCGCTGGTGTAGAAGTGATCACGGTAGCCGGCCTTAAGGCCGGTGCCGCCATAGGCGTGAACGACGCAGTGCAGGATCTCTGCATTGATCTGACTCGCCAGCGGATGTCGTTCCGGTAGAATAACGTCACGCTCGGGGGCGCGGTAACAGCTCGCGATCTGCAAGAAGTCCCTGAAAGTGATATCCCATGCATCGCTGAGACTACGGAACGCCGACGCCATGGCTTTCCCCTTCGTTGGCGCGTACACGGTTTCTGACCCGCCATCCCTGACGTGGACTCTCCAAGCCTTTCGCACGCGCTTACCCATGCTCGTTCTCCTTGGAGAGAGGAGAAGCGGGGAGAGGCATCCAATGGGTAGGATTTAGCTCTGTGAGTTCCTCGTAAGCGAACGAGGCAACGGTGCCGTCCGTCCATGCGCCGCGATAGTCGGACTCGCCCTTCTCATCGTTATACTCATAAGCGAACTGGGCATCGTACCAGACGACAGACTTGAAGCCCCCCGGCATGACGGCAAGAACCTTCGTCCCATCCTTCGGAGCCGTCTCGATAGGCTTCCACTCTCCCCCTGGAGTCGATAGGGCGGCGATGATCGTGTTGATCTCAGTCCTGATGGCCAGAAGCTCGTTCAGCGCATCACAGATCGTCTTGCCGTCGCGCCATTCACCGTCGCCGGGTGCGCTTTCGGGATGTTGTTCTGCGACCGCATAGTGTGACCCGCCACGCGTTGCCATGATCCGCCAAGGATGGTTGTTATCCAACCAAAATTCCGACGCGCTGAGGGCTCTTGCCTTCTCTCTCAACTCAATCAGTCGTTTCACGAGCTCTGTCATGTTCTGTCCTAGGAGGCTTGGCGATAGAGGGGGCGGGGAAACGGTGACTGTTCTCAGAGCAGCTCGCATGGCGTCACGGCGGGCGTCGTGGAAGTTCTTGACCGTGATGTCAGGGCGCTTCCGCCAGGTATCGTCAAAGGCAGCAATGGCTCGCTCGACTTGCTCATCGGTGGGGGTCACTTGTCCCTCCGCACGACGGTCCCATCCATCCGCTTCTTGAATGGCGAGTTACGGCCAAAGGGCAGGGGCGTCTTGGAACGATGGACCCCCGTATGTCGGTCCTGCCGGCGCACTGCTCGAGCAAGATTGCCCTTGTCCTTGGCAGTCTTTTGCTTGTGGCAGTCCACGTGCGCAGGCTTCATGTTGTCGTCAGTGTCTGCCAGCTTCCCCAGCATGGAACGCGGGATGACATGCTCGACCTCCCAGCGTTCGCGGGTGCCGTCGATCTTCATGCCGCATAGGTGGCAGACGCCTCCGTGCATGAGGAACAGTTCACGGCGCTTCTTGTCGGATAGGCGGGGGCGATCGTCGGTCATGCTGCCTTCCCGACATTCCGCGTCAGCGCCTCAGGCTGAACGCCGATCATGTTGGAGACAATCTCAAGAACGGCCTGCTTGCTCTGCTGAAACTCCTCCTTGCCCATGGCGCGGCGGGACTGGCTCTTAGGCTTGCGCACGACCACGATAGGGCCTCGCACGACGACCACAGAGTATTCATCCATGCTGGCGATGAAGTTGGCGATCCGCAGCGCGGCGGCATGGCTTCCGGCATCGACTTCCTGCTGGTTGAAGTATCCAGCTTCGATGAGGGCCCGTTTACGCAGGTGCTCCGGCGTCCTGAACTGTTCTGTCAGGTGCTCAGGTAGTTGAGCCCAAGCCTCAGCTACGAAGGCGAACTCATGGTTATGGCTGGCGATAGAGCGATCCTCATGGACGACGAGGCGGTACTTCTCGCCAACCACAAAGGAGCGGTCGCAGTCTGCCTTGAAGCGCGGGAGCGGGACCATCGCATCGCCGTCCCACGTGTAGAGGATCGGAGCCGTGGACATGCCGCAGCCTTCCGGTCGTAAAGGGCGGTGAGCTCTGAGACCTTGCCATCCAGCTCGGCCAGGAATTCGCTCACGTCCTGTTCAAGTTCGGCAATTCGAGCGTCATCCCGGTGAACCCGCTTCACGAACAGGCGCATGTGCTCGGGCATGCGCGGATCGAAGGAAACGAAGTCGCACCACTGGCGGCCCGTGCAGGCCATCTGCCAGAGCATCTGTGTGACATACTTGCCGGGCACGGTCTGACTGATGAGAGTGTCGATGTGGGTTGCCGTGTTGGGGCACTTGATCTCGACCAGCCCATCATCACCGACCAAGCCGTCAGGGCTTGCTCCAGTCATGGCGATCGTCGGATGAGGAATGAACCCGACCTGCACGACCTCGGCATCCATTCGGAATTCGTAAGCAATCCGGGCGTCGGGCTCGTTCTCCGTTCCCCACTTCATGGCGGTATTCGTGAACTTCTCGGCGGGCTCGCCGGTCAGGCGTTCCGCAATCAGTTCGGCCATGTAGTTCGCGCGGGATGCGCCCCAGCCGGTCTTGGTACGAGCAATCACGTCAGCCACGCGGGACGCCGTGACCTTGCCGACCCGGATGGCCAGCCATTCCTCAGAGCCTTGAACGATCTCGGTCATCACTTGACCCTCTTTGCATTGAGGGCATCGACGGCACGCTGGTACTGATTGGCCGGCAGAGCTGCGAGGTTATCGACCTTCAGGTATGCGAGGAACTTCTTCGGATCGGCGCCGACCTCAATAATGAGATCCTGCAGGGCCTCAACTTGCTCTTCCGAGATGGTTGCCGCGCCCCCGGCCGCCTTGCCGTCGTCGTCCTCGCCGCGGCTGGTGATGTTCAGCAGGGCCCCGGCCGTGTACCGCTTCCCGTAGGAGATGGATGAGCCGACCGCCTGGACGGAGTTCTTGCTGCCGCTGGTATCAATCGGCAGGTGCATGGTCGTCTCTTCGCTATGACCCTCGCGGTGGGACAGGACACCCGTGACCGTGATGCGACCCTCTTCCTGTCCGGTGCGGAAGCTCAGGGCGAACCCATGCTTGGCGAGGACCGGCTTGATGGCCTCGTTGATGTCTTCCCAAAGAGCGTAAGTGCTCTGGATATTGCCGCTGCGATCCTTGATCCCGCCGCGCTCGGCAATGACGGGGAGTTCCGGCTGCATCCGGGCAAGATCAGCCGCATAGGCAGCCCGTGCGTTGCGCTCCATGATGCGCTCCTGCATCTCGAGCAAGCGTTCCATCTTGTCGATGTCGACGGCGGGGTTCATTGCCGCACGTTCGATCACCTGGATGATCGCGGCGCTTTCGGAGACCACAGGCGCAGGCACGTTATCAATGATCTCTGACCCGGAGACTGCTACGGCGGTGTTCTTGTTGCTCATTGATGCTTGTCCTTCGGGAGTTTCAGGAGCGGCTTCTTCCAGCCGCAGTGCTTGGAGAGTTCCGCGATCTTGTTGACGCGGAGCTTTTCCGTGTAGCGGGTGACTGGCCCACGAGGGCGGGGAGTGATGACGACCTGCTTCATGGACGCAGAACCCAGATGGAATGAAGCAGGACGCCAAGAGCAGCGAGGGTCACGGCTGCCACGAAGAACAGCGCGAGGTTTTGGGCCTTGCGAGAGAAGGCGCGGCAGTCCGGGCTTTTGAAGGTCATGCCTTCCTCCCGTGGCTGTCCCGCCAGTGACGGCGGGCGGCATCCTCGGTCCCGAAGTACCGCTCACAGTCGCAGCACCTGAATGGTTTGCGAGAGTGGAGATTGCGCAGCTTGCGGTTCTTGGGCTGCCAGGCGGTAATGCGCTCGGGTTGAACGGTCTGCTCCATCACCGCGCCTCCCGATCAGCCTTCATAGGCCACATGCAGACGACGAGAGCGTAAGCGGCAGAGCCGAGCAGGATCACAGCGAAGACGCTGCCCATGATGGTGTTGTAGGTGCCCATCATGCAGCTCCGTCGAAGTCAGGTATTTCGATCCGGTCTTCATCCGTGCCGCCGCAAGGGCAGGGGACTACTGACAGACCGTAGGTGTCTTGCGTGAAGATCCAGCCGCGACCCGTGCAATGCGGGCATCTACGCTCGCCCATCGTGACATTCAGGATGTCGCGGATGTCGATTTGCTGGATTGTGATTGGCTGGGCCGCGCGACTGCGCGGACGGAAGGGGATGACCTCGCCCATCTCAGTAGCCCCCGCCGAGAGCCACACAGCTGAGAGCGACAACGCCGATCAGGAACACGACGGCAAAGCCATCGCGGAGAGCTTCAAGAGTGAAGGTGGGGAGGGTCTGCATGGGCTCATCTCCGGTGAGGTGATGAGCTAATGATTTCGGAAAATCAGAAAGTGGTCAAGCGGCAAAATTCAGAAAATCAGAAATTGTTTTGCGCCTCTTATCCACAACGTGACGGGGGTCCTGTGGAAATGGAAGGCCGATCTGGACTCTTCATTAACCTCACGCCACCATGAGAACATAAGCAGAACATGAGATTGCAATGGACGCAAAGCATTATGTCAGTGAGCTACGGCAGGCGAGGGCGCTGGATATCGTCTGTGAGGATTGCGGGCGGACAAGGCGCTTCCAGCGGCGTGACCTGCTTGAGCTGGATCTGGAGGGCTTTAGGAGCTTCCATCAGCTCGGGAGCAAGCTTGTCTGCAAGCATTGCCGGTCAAGGCAAGGGGCAGGGCGGAACATTTCCCTCAAGCCGCGGTGGTTCTCACATTTGCGGGCAACGAGGCAGCATTAGGCGCGAAGCCTCCCCATCTACCCGGCGACGGCGGATGGGGAGGCCTCCTGGTCTGAAGACCGGTAGGTGAAGCGGCCTTCGGAGAACTAACCCTAAAGGGGTAGGGAGCGTTTCAGCTTGGCCACAGAGCCGGGTATATTTCCAGCCTAGCAGCCTAGTCGTATTCCACATCGAACTTCACCGTGCAGACGGTTGCCCCGGTCTCGTCGGTGACCCAGAGGCGCAGCTGAGTGCCCTGCCAACCCAGGCACCCGGCTCCCTTCAGAAGCTCGCCTGCTACGATGACAGCGTGGTTTCTGGCATCTTGGCTGTTCGCGAAAACAGCACCTTCTTTGTCGATGAATTCAGTCTTGTTCTGAGAGTGAAAAAAGTAACGAGGCATGTGCGAATAGGCAGCACAGGTAACAAATCCCGGCGCCACATATCGTAGCGCCGTCGAGGTTTCAACTCGTGCAAAGAAAAACCCCGGCTTGGAAGCCGGGGTTTAAGCTACGAGCTTCAGGGTTCTGCCTATTCGGTTCATTGCCGCGTTTTCATCCCCTCGGAAGATAGGCATTGTCAGATCGCGGTTCTGGGCACGCTGAAACTTGCGACGGCTTATCAACTTCATATCCGGCTCTTCTATGAGCGCAATAACAGCGAAGTCCTCGCGCTTCATCATCTGGGCTTCAGTCTGAAGTAGCAGAGCCTCATTGAGTTTGTCGTTACCATTTACAAGGTATATTGCACCTGGAATGGCCACGCCGGATTCCTTAGGACGCAAGACGAGATCGGCCGGGAACTCCGCAAAATCGTCAGAGACGATAGCCCCTTCGTCTATATTGGCGACCCTACCAAAGTGGCTTTCAAGTGCGCTGATCGCGTCCTCTCGGAAGGTCGAGCGAACAACGTCCCTTGTAAAGAGTTCTAGGTCTCGAACTCTAATCAACGAGGATAGGAAGTCCACGGTGCGCGCTGAAAGATCCTCTGCCGGGAACGGGGCCGACTTTATCTCGTAGGTCTCGCGGTCCCAGTAAGCATCTGCTTGTCTCAGGATTGCATCGAGGAGGTTCCCCCGTTGCCCCTGATCTATTGGGATATCTTTCGAAATTAAGTGGGCCAGATAGTCTCCGTCGTCTTCGATGCGGAAGCCGTCCAGCGTCTCTGTTACATAAAAGCTGATAGGATCCCCAGAACTGTCCTTGAACGCCGAACTCACGGCAAAGCCGCTCGGCACGGGGCGAACGTCAATTGCCCCGCAGAAAGCGGCTGTCAGGTGCCGTTTAAGTTCCTCAGGCGCCATGGTTGAATAACGGTCCGTTGTCGTCTTCGATCCTAAAAAATCGCTTCGCTGCCGTCCAGAAGGTTCCCTCTGTCCAAGCATTTACGCGACGGTGAAACTGCCCGGCAGGCGGAACCCTGACTAAGTTATCTAGGCCCGATCCACCAATTTCGATCCCACATCGCTCGCAATGAGTATGAATGTGAATTCCTGGATGGCTCCCATGGTACTCAAAGCGGCCCACTACAGAGGGTCCATCAGCTGTTTCCACGATCAGGAAGGCTTTCCAGTTGTCGCGACTAGGATTGCATATAGCAGTTAGAATATAACTCCTCACCGGTTCTTCGAGAATATGGTTATCAGCTACTCCCTCGGCACGTGCACTTCGCCACTTCCAGCCGGCTCGGATGGGTCGCGTCTTGGCAAAGATGGGGGCATGCCTAGGCGGAAGGTCGTTAATCGACCACCCGGTATCGTACCTTTCGATCTTCCGCTCGCTAACCAAATGCCGGACGCGCATCTCTTGCTCAGCCTAACCACAAAGTGATGATTATTGTCTTAGCCTTGGAGCGTTCAGAGTTCCAGCGGGTCGACGTATAGAGCGCGCTCATCACGTGTTCGCGCCTGACGCCTAAACCGGCAGCGCCTGATTATCGAGCACGGTCTCCGTTATCAGACTCCCAAAAGCTCGTCTGTTGGGATCACCCGCAATACCCTCTTAACCTGAGCCATTTCGAATTCCAGGTCTTTAGGCGGGTTGAACTGCGAGACCACAAGGCGGGTAGGGGTCTGCTTCACCAGGCGCTTGATATAGCCCTTGCCGGGTTCCCCCTCGCTCTCTCCGTGAAGCTCTACCACGACATATTCGCCTTGGCGTGGCTTCCGGTGCGGGTCTACGTAGAGCCGTTCTCCTGGCTCGAACTTGGGGAACATGCTGTCGTTCTCGACATAGAGGCAGAACACGTCTTTTCGATTAGCAATGCCAGGCGGCCGAGGCGCCATGTCGATCTGCTCACCGTTGAACCTAAAGTCGCCGTCCTCGTCTCCTCCACCTACTGCCGTGCCATAGACCGGGACATCCCGAGGGCCACCGAATCGTTGGTTGGCTGGGACGGGCTCCGCTTTCGACAGGTCCACATTAGGTTCTTCGAGATCATCCCCGCGGGCACGAGCAGGGGCCTCATCAGGATTCTTCGACCGGAACACCGAGTAGACAGCTTCCGAGATTAACTCTTTAGGGGCCTTAACCTCTAGATATTGCTCGATTTTTGGGATCTCTCGGGCCTTTAGCACCCTCTCGCCTTTTAGAAGGGCAGAGACAGCTGACGGCGCTCGCCCAAGGGCTTGCGCTAAGCCGGACTTGGTCTTCCCCGGCTTCTTAAGGCCTTCGCGTATCCACTCGATCTCATCCATCCCGCTATTTTCTGCAAACCGGAAAGATTGTCTTTTATGAAAATCCGAAATTTCGCTTGACCCGAATTTCGGAAAATCAGAATATGCGGGCATGGAACCAGCCTGCAGCATCATCAAACTCCTAGGTGGCGAGGCTGTGGTCAGTGAGATCACAGGCACCTCTTACACAGCTCCGTATCGCTGGCAGCACCCAAGGGCTCGCGGCGGTACTGGGGGCCTCATTCCTCAGCGGCATCATCCGAAGCTCTTGGCCTATGCCAAAAAACACGGGCTCAAGCTCACAGCGGAAGACTTCCTCCCACCTTTTTCGGAGGCCGCGTGATGGTTCCTCATCTCCATGCCTCCATCAGCTCTTCCTCCCTGGCTGATGGCACCTGCGCGGGCGACCTCGTGCAACCGTCTTTGGTCGCCCGCGCCTTTCTTCTTCTCTCCACTCTTCGGCAACAGCTGCTTCAGCACGCTGCGAATGTGAGCGCGAACCTGTCTGTCGCTGGCTCCCTTCGCCTTGCTGTCTTTGCTGTCACCCATCGCTTCAGCCCCCTCGCTACGGCTGCTGTTTTCGCATCCCTCCTGTCCATCGTCATCGCAATTAATCCTGAGAACGTGGCATGAACTCTCGTTATCTCGCCCGCATCGATTACGACCGCCTGAAGAAGGCGCAAGACGAGCTGATCAGGCATCCTGAGGTCGGCGGTCCGAAGGCGGCTGCTGAAGTCACCCGCGTGGATCCAGCCCGCCTGTCCCGCTATGGGAGCCCGCACGAAACGACTAACGCGCCGGTCGACGTGATTGCGGATCTGGAAGCAAAGGCGAATGCACCCATCGTCACCCGCATTCTGGCTGACCTGCATGATTGCGACCTCGTTCCTCGTGATCGCTCCCTCAAGCAAGAAGCGGATTACGACGAGCACGCCACCGATCTGACCCGCGCTGCATGCGCTCTGATGGTGAAGCTACAGGAAGCCCGCAGGGACGGCATTGATGCCGTGGAGCTGGTGCAGCTGGAGTCTCTCGCCGCGCAGCTGCAGATCGAGATTGCCGAGTTCAGGCGGGATGCAAAGCGCGACCTCAGCGCTCCGGTGCCAATGCGCCGGAATGGAGGTGCAGCATGAGCCGCCGTCTTCCTGACGAGACCATTGCCACCATCAAAACTCTTCGCGCCAAAGGCCACAGCATCAGCGAAATCCAGGCTCTCGCGAAGGTGAAGGGCAGGGGATCTGTCTACGAGCGCACGAAGGGCATTCAGCTCCCCTTCGGCCCTCTCAAGCGCGGGCCTCGGAAGAAGATCGCCTTCAACGTCTGCAAGGCGCTTCAGGACCAGGGCCTCAACTATCGCCAGATCGCCGCGCGTCTCGGCTGCGCCCATTCCGCGGTCTACCGCACCCTCAAGACCGGAAAGGCTGCAGCATGAGCGACGGATCGAACGTTGAGCCGGTCGCCTCCTTCATGGACCGCATCCTGCGCCTGAAGTCCGAAGAGGACCAGATTAAGGAAGACATCAAGAGCGTCTATGCCGAGGCCAAGGCTACGGGCTTCGACAAGACTGCCTTGGGCGATGCCATCGCACGCATCCGCAAGATGCAGAAGGATCCCGAGAAGCTCTCCGAACGTGAGACGATCCGTGACCTGTACCTGCAGGCCTACGAGGACGCCTCGCGTACGCATGCGCATGCGCGTGAGGACTGAGCATGAGCGATATCTGCATCCTCGGTGTCGACCCCGGTTCATCCGGCGCAATCGCCCTCTACTGGCCGTCCGCTCCTCACATGATCATTGCCGAGGACGTGCCGACCGTTGACGGGTCGATCAATCCGGCTGCTCTGGCGCGCCGGCTGGAGGAGGCGAGACCGGCTCTTGCGATGATCGAACTGGTTGGCGCTATGCCGAAGCAGGGCGTCTCATCCACGTTCAAGTTCGGTGTCGCGTATGGCCTGGTCCGCGGCGTCATCGGTGCCGCCTTCATCCCCATGCACCTTGTTACCCCCGGCAAGTGGAAGAAGCACTTCCGCCTGTCGTCTGACAAGGAAGAGGCGAGGGCGCTTGCAACCCGTCTCTGGCCGGCAGCGACATGCTTCTCCCGCAAGAAGGACCACGGCAGGGCCGAGGCCGCTCTCATCGCCCGCTATGCCGCTGAGACGATGTTCCGCGACTTCCAGTTCACGGAGGTGCGGTGATGGATTGGCCCTTTGATCAGCTCCGCCCGTTTTCATACGACCTTATCATGGCTGATCCGCCGTGGCGCTTCGATACATGGAGCCTCGCGGGCAAGAAGCACAAGAGCCCGGAGTCCCACTACTCCACGATGACGCTGGAAGAGATCAAGGCTCTGCCAGTTGGGCATCTGGCCGGCCGCGATTGCCTGCTCTGGCTGTGGGCCACGCACCCTATGCTGCCGCAGCAGCTTGAGGTGATTGCGGCGTGGGGATTCCGCTTCGTCACGTCTGGCGTGTGGGTGAAGCGCACTGTCAACGGTGGCCTCGCCTTCGGGACAGGTTACCGCCTCCGCTGTGCCTCGGAGCCCTTCCTGCTGGCAACCAATGGGGACCCGGAGACGGCTCGCAATGTCCGCACTGTCATTGAAGGGCCGCTTCGTGAGCACTCGCGTAAGCCAGATGAGGCGTTCGCAGCTGCGGAGGCGCTGATGCCCAACGCTCGCCGCCTGGAGTTGTTCAGCCGTCAATCGCGTCCTGGCTGGGATGTGTGGGGCAATGAGACCACCAAGTTCGATGAGGTGGCGGCATGAGCGAACGCCCCTCTCTTGACGCACAGATTGATGCCGTCGCTTGCGACATGCTTTCCCGCCGTGGCTTCTTGGAAGCATCAGAGCGCCGCCTTCAGAGCGACCGCCTGAAGGACAGCGAGCGCCAGACGATCGAACTGGACCGCCTCAACACCCTCCGGTCTCAGCCGGCGCTTGAGGCTGCCGTCGAAACCCTCCGCTGGCTCAAGGCCAACGAAGAAGAGGTTCGCGCCTTCATCGCCAGCAAGCGAGGTGCGGCATGAGCGGGCTGTCACCAGAGATGATCGATGCCATGCTCGCCGCTGGTCTCACTGCTGAGCAGATGGGAGCAGTGATCAAGGCTCACCTTGCGGCTCATCTGCCGCAAGGGCCGCGCTGCGTCCCTTCCGAGATGCGGGAGGCTGTCCTGATCCGCGACAACTACACCTGTGCCTACTGCGGGTCTCGCCTGGCCCCACTTCATTGCGACCACGTGATCCCATACAGCCGCGGCGGTCGGACCGTCATGGAGAACCTTGTGACCGCGTGCCAGTCGTGCAACTGCGCCAAGCGTGATCGCACTCCTGACGAATGGAGGCGGTCATGAGCATCGTTGAATTGATGCGCCGCATGCGCGAACTCGGCGCCCCTCCAGAAGCCATTGAGCTTGCTGTCGAGGCTATCGAGGCCGAGCAGAAGAAGGACGCTGAGCGACGTGCGAAGCGTGCTGCTCAGAAGGCAAAGGAGCGGGCTGCGAAGTCTGAGAAGGGTAGCGACAGTCGCGCGACAGTCGCGCGACATGGTGGCGACAGTCGCAACGACCTCCCCTCCGATGGTTCCCCCCAAGAGAATATAACTCAACCCCCCTCCTTACCTCCCCACAGTTCCGATGCTGACGCATCGGCGCAGCCTGCCGGCCGCGCTTCGGATGTTTCGATCAACGATCAGATCTGGAACTCGAAAGCGGCCCTGGCGGACCTGTCGGGGAAATCCGAGGAGGCGGTTGGCCGCTGGATCGGCAAGGCGCTGAAAGACCACCCGCCCGATGTCGTGAAGCAGGGCATCGACGCAGCCCTGCTCGCCGGAACCCGCGACCCCTTCAGCTACGCCCGCAGCGTGATGCTCAATTCCCGAGGAGCCAAGAATGCCCAGCAATCAACTCGCAACGGTCGAACCTATCCCGCCGCTCGACCCGAAGGCACCGCGGCTCGAGTCGCTGCCCTCATGGGCTATGAGCCTGAACCAGAAGTGCATGGATCTGAGGAAGAACGACGCCTACCGGATCGGGACGCATGGCCGAAAGGTCGTCACGCTTCCGGCTTCCTCGATGCCGAGCCCGACGCAGCGGGCGTTTATCGAGCGTAGGATCGCAGAGCTTGAGCTGCTGGAGCAGCCAGGGCCTGCCAAGGACATCGACGCAACCATCGGCGCCATCATCGTCCGCTATGCCACTGCTCGCCAGGATGATGACATGATGCGGGCTCGCATGGAGGGCTACCGGATCGTGCTGCGCGACTTTCCAGCCTGGGCCGTCCGCGAGGCTTACGCCCGCTGGCTCAAGGGCGAGATCGGCCGCGAATACGATGCTTCGTTCCCCCCGCCTGAGAGGGTGCTGCACGATTGCGCGAAGAGCCTGACGCTTGCCGCCATTGGGCAGAAGGTCGGCTTGCAGCTCGTGCTCGATGCCGAGGGCTATGAGCCACTTACCGAGGAGGAGATGGCCGAGCGCCGCGCCCGTCTGGACGCGCTCATGCACAACATCGCAACGACGGCGAGCCCCGAAGATCGCGGCCCCGGTAAGCCGAAACGCCAGCCTGAAACACCCGAAGAGCAGGCCCGCAAGGAGCGGATCCTGAAGAGCCCAGGCAAGGGCATCCTCGTCGGGCTGCGCGAACTGCAGGAGGCTGAAAATGCAGCAGCCGAATGATCAGGCGACACCCGAGCAGCGAGCCCGCGCAGTCCGGTTTTGGGAAGAGGTTGTGAGGCCAGAGATGAACACCAAGGAAGCTGCAAAGCCCAAAGAGACGCCATTCGAGACGCTGGAACGCTTGAAGGCAGAGGCCAGCAAGCCGGTCGTGATTGGGCCCGAGCTCGCCAAGATCCTCACCGGCATGAAGTCGAGGGCTGCGGCATGAAGAGGTTTCCGGAAGCTCTTCCTCGTGACGTCGTTCGAAAGATCCGAAAGGCGAAATGGAATGGAGCCTCGCTGTTCGACATCGCTTGCGAGTTCGACATCTGCAAGTCGACCGTTTCCCGCTACACCGACGACATTCCAGTGAAGGCGAGAGCAGGGCGACCAGCTGAGCACGACCATGCCAAGGTGATCCGGCTCCTTGAACAGGGGCTCTCCGCCACCGTCATCAAGGAGCGGCTCGGCGTCTCTCGTGCCCATGTCTACCGCATTTGTAAGCGGCATAGCGGAATGACGCCCTCTGAGCTCCTCGCCCATACACGCCACAACGAACGGACGGCAGCATGACGAACCTCCCCCGCTTCGCCCTGTCTGCTGACGTTGGACAGGTTCACTACTTCCGATCACCCATCATCGACCATACGCCTCCGGAGACGTTCGAAGGCTTCACCTGGTTCGTGGTCGTCTGTAATCCCAAGTGCGAGAGGAGGGCGCAGCTCGGCCTCCGTCGTGCCGGATACCAGACCTATCTCCCCCAGACGAAGCGTTGGGTCGTGCACGCCAGGAAGAAGGAGACCAAGGAATACCCGCTGTTCCCGCGCTACCTGTTCATCGGCATCCGCCCCGATCAGGACTTCTTCAAAATGCGAGGCGTGGACGGCGTTGAAGGTCTTGTCCGCGATGGCTACGGCTCGCCGGCCCGGATTCCCGCTCCTGAGCCACGAGACGGGCAGGAAGCGCCCTTCCATCCACTGGCGAGGCTGCTTGAGCGGGAGATGGCCGGAGAGTTCGACTTCACGCGCCTGCCAGATCTCGGGCCGCAGTATCAGCCAGGAGAGGTCGTGCGGCTCACGGTCGGAGCCTTCGCAGACCTTCAGGCGCAAGTCGTCTCCATGCTCTCAAAGGGCAGGGTGGAGGTGCTGCTCGATATCATGGGCCGAGGGACGAAGGTGCAGATGAAGGCGACGGAACTGCAGCGTCTGGAGGCGGCGGAGTAAGACAGACGGCTTATTCCCCTATGTCACAGGCATGATAGACTCAGGGCCTCAAAATTGGGGGCTCAATATGCGTATTCTCACCGTTGCGGCCGTTGCCGCTTTCACCGCTTCCGCGCCAGCATGGGCGGCACCGCTTTCTAAGAGCGAGTGCCGCTACCTTGACACCCACTTGCGTAAAATGATCGAGGGCGTAAGTGCGATGGCAGAAGCAGCTGAATCTCTCGACACTGGACCAATTGAGCAGCGGACGAGTGGCGCCCTGCTTGCCTCGATCCGAGAGATGGATGCGAAGCGCGCACAAATGGTGCCGGTAATACGTGATTTCATTGAGGCTTCGGAGGATATGTCGCGCCAGCTTCGGCGGTGTCCATAAGTCGCATTTAACTCTTGCAACGCTTGAACCACTGCGCTAGAAATAAGTTCTCAAAGCACTCTCGGTGATTTTCACCCGGAGTGCGTTAGCTTTAGGCAGGTGCCCCGGCGAGATGATCGCACGGGGCTTTTCTTATACAGGAACTGCAGAGAGCCTGAGCCCGAGCGACTTCATAACCTTGACGACGGTTGCAAGCTCAGGATTGCCCTCTGCACTGAGAGACCGATAGAGGCTCTCACGGGAAAGCCCGGTCTCTCTGGCAAGCTGGCTCATGCCCTTTGCCCTGGCGATATCGCCAAGGGCGGCAGAGATGAGGGCAGGGTCTCCATCCTCAAGAGCGGCATCGAGATAGGCCGCCATGGCTTCTTCGCTGTCGAGGTGCTCGGCAGCATCCCAAGGCTTGGTTTCGAGGGGCATAGGCTCACTCCTTCCATTCTTTGGCGAGGGCTTTCGCCTTTTCGATGTCCCGGCTCTGGCTGCTCTTGTCGCCACCACAGAGCAGAAGAGCCACAACCTGACCACGCTGAACGAAGTAGATCCGATAGCCGGGGCCGTAATCGACCCGCATCTCACTGACGCCTTCACCCACCGGCTTCACATCGCCGGGGTTGCCAAGGGAGAGACGGCGGATGCGGACGTTGATCCTGGCCTTGGCGTTCACATCCCGAAGGGTGTCGAACCACTTGGCATACTCGGCTGTCTGGCGAACTTCGATCATGCTTACTTGTAGCTTATAGGCTACAAATTGTCAAGCGATATGTCCACCAAACCCCGCAACACCTACATCCGCTCCGATGATGGAGCGACCATGGTAGAGATCGCTCCTCACCAGTATGTGGAAGAGAGCGTCGCGGAGAGGCTGGGGCTGTTCAGGAGTTAGATGCTGGGATGAGCGCTACCTTCCGATCCCGCTCCCAGATTTCCACGGCATGATCATTGGCAAGACGACGGGCCTGCTCAATCGCATCCTCGTCATCCCGGCAGAAGAGCTCAATCACGTTCATAAAGCGACCCTGCTCATTGAGCAGGTAGGCACGATAAGCGTGCAACGAGACCGAATGGTCGATTGAAGGAAGTTTCTGGATCATGAACTTGCCCGACTCCGCCAGTGCCTTACCCCTTTCGGACAAGCTGGACAATATCCAGCAGGGTCGCGGGGAACCAGCACTCGATGGAGCCGAGCCAGCCTCCTTATGCGTAATAACGTAGCCCTATGGGCATTCTCTACCGCTTCCTCACCCTGACACTCAGGGAAAACCAGACGGAATTGCAGCTATCCGAGATGCTGAGGGATCAGCTTCGGATCATCGCCGCTTCAATCCATCTCGCTTAGGCATAATCTTCGTGACTTTGTAGACCTCGCCATTCTTATCGTATGTGGTCCATTCTCCAACCTGCTCGCCGTTCTCGAAGTAGCCAGAGCGCAGCTTGGTCCCATCGATCCTGAACCACTCCCAATAGCCTGTTGCAACGCCGTCAATCGTCTGCCCCTTGGCCCAGAGGCTACCATCCTTGTGCCTCTGGATATGCTCTTTGATGCGAGTGTCTTCGGTTGTCATGGCGGACCCTTCTGCAAAGTCCGCTCATCTTGCCAGAGCACGCCTGAATGCCCAAACCCCTAGACCACAGAGCCCGCAACAGGGAATACGACCAGCGCAGAGGTTCGGCTCGGGAGCGGGGCTACAACTCACGCTGGGAGAAAGCCCGCAAGACCTACCTGATGCGCAATCCGCTCTGCGTCATGTGCAAGCGGGAAGGGCGAGTGACCCCGGCCACGGTGGTTGACCACGTCATCGCGCATAAGGGCGACACAGCGTTGTTCTGGGATACAGATAACTGGCAGGCCTTGTGCAAGCCCCACCACGATAGGGACAAACAGCGAGAGGAGCGAGGACGCTTCCAGGCTGTAGGAGAAGATGGGTGGCCTCTCTAATCTGCGAATGTGACGTTCCCCTGCCCAGCCGCAGCGATCCTGATGATGTCATCAGTTGGGCGCAATGCAAGATTTCTGAAGACTAGTTTCGCCCCACTCCGCACGGACGCAGCAGCTATCCGCACCAGGTCTGCGGTGGGTCTCACAGCCGCGTCTATGGTGAAGCCGCCCCCAGATGAGGCAATCCTCACCAACTCATCAGTCGTGCGCAGTTCGAACATCAAAGCCCCCCATATGCGCGGTCAAGCATCATAGAGCGGGCGCGCTTGGTCAAGCCGGGGGGAGGTCAAAAGTCCAGAGCCTTCCCACCATGGACCGGCGCCCTCAGTCAAATGCGAAATGCCGCAAGTTTTCAGAAAAAGTTCCAATGGGTAAGCGAGGGCCAAAGCCGAAGCTGGCGAGCATCCGTAAAATCGAGGGCAACCCTTCAAAGCGGCCGATTGTCGATCTCGGGATCGAGGCCACCGGGGAGGTCTTCGCCCCCGAGCATCTGCATGATGACGCGCAGGCCTGCATTGAGATGATCCGGCGCTCGATGCCGCCGAAGACCTACGCGGCCGTAGACACATTCGCCCTCTCAGCTTTCGCCACGGCATGGGCCTGGCACAAGAGGGCCACTCACGAGATGAACGCCCCTGATTTCGAGCCTGTCGTAGACGGGAGCAAGGGGCAGAAACAACCAAACCCATGGTTTCGCATACTGAAGGCCATGTCCGAGGAAATGAGATCGTGGGGCGACCGCCTCGGGCTGGATCCAAAGGCAAGGGCCGCTCTGCAACTTCCCGAAAGCAAGCCAAGGAGCAAGTTCGACGGCCTGATCGGGCAGCCCGAGTCATTGCCTTCATCGAGGCATTGACGGTTCCGAGCGGCGAGGGGGCAGGCGGCCCGTTCGTCCTCCGGGAATGGCAGAAACAGTTCATCCGGGACATCTACGAGCCGCACGCTCTCACCAAGGGGCAGTATCGGCGCCAGGTTAGACGGGCCATCCTCTCGATTGCCCGTAAGAACGGCAAGACGGCTCTGATTGCGGCTCTCGTGCTGGTCCATCTGGTCGGGCCGGAAGCCATCCAGAACGGGGAGATCTACTCCGCGGCGAACGACCGGGAGCAGGCAGGACAGGTCTACAAGGTCGCCTCGCAGATCGTGAAGGCAGACCCGGAGCTTTCAACCATGCTCCGCTGCGTTGACTCAACGAAAACGATTGCCTGCTATAGCAATGGGTCATTCTACAAAGCCATTTCAGCAGAGGCGGGCACGAAACATGGCCTCAACCCGAGTTTCGTCATCTTTGACGAGCTGGCTCAAGCGAAAGATCGCGAACTTTACGACGTTCTTGATACTTCGATGGGTGCTCGTGCGGAGCCGCTCTTTGTAACCATCTCGACGCAGAGCAACGACCCCGAGCACATCCTGTCGAAGCTCATTGACGACGGGCTGGGGGCGAAAGACCCGACTATCGTCTGCCATCTCTACGCTGTTCCTGAGGAGCAGGAGGACATCTTCGACCCGAAGTGCTGGAAGCTGGCGAACCCGGCTCTAGGCGACTTCCGCGACTTCGATGACCTGAAGGCTATTGCCGACAAGGCACGGCGAATGCCAGCCGAGGAGCCGAAGTTCCGCAACCTCTACCTCAACCAGCGCGTGGCGCCGGTCGCATCCCTCATCTCCCGAGCCGAATGGATGGCCTGCAAGGGCGAGGTTGAATTCGAAGATGGCGAGGAAGTCTATCTCGGCTTGGACCTGTCCTCGATCAACGATCTGACGGCCCTTGTGATGGTCAGCGCGAGCGACCCGAGCCGAGTACAACCCTTTCTCTGGAAGCCGAAAGACTTCCTCAAGGAGCATTCAAACCGGGACTTTGGCCGAGGCAACCACCGCTTTGTCGAGTGGCACAAGCAGGGGTACCTTCTGGCGACCCCAGGCCGCTCGATCGACAAGGAAGTGATCGCCCGCCACATCGCAGACCTTTGCGGCCGCTACCGCGTCCTCGGCATGGCCTATGACCGCTGGCGGATTGACGACTTGATCAAGGAATTCGACCGCATCGACTTCGCCTCTCATAAAGATGGCGAGAAGGGCGATGGGTTGCGGATCATCCCCTGGGGCCAGGGCTTCAAGGACATGACGCCGGCCATTGACGCGATGGAACTGGCGGTGATCGACCGGAAGCTGGTCCACGACAACAACCCTGTCCTCAACTGGAACATGGCGAACGCCGTCGCGGTCACGGATCCGGCAGGCGGACGCAAGATCGACAAGAATAAGGCCCGGTTCCGCATTGACGGCGCGGTGGCGCTCACGATGGCGCTTGGGCTGAAGTCTCGTGACCGCAAGGACGAGCGAAAGCCCGACTACCAGATGTTCGTGCTGGGCTGAGAAGGATCACAGAATGAACCGGATGTATTCGGTCCTCCACGTTAAGGCTGTGGAGGAGGAGCAGCGCATTATCCGCGGCGTGGCCACGACACCCAATCCCGACCGGGTCGGGGACATCGTGGAGCCCTTGGGCGTCCAGTTCAAGAACCCGATGCCACTGCTGCACCAGCACGACCACAATCGTCCTGTCGGCACTGTCACCTTTGACAGACCCACCAAGGACGGCATCACCTTCAAGGCGCGCCTCCCGAAGATCGAGGAACCTGGCCCACTGCGTGACCGCGTGGAAACGGCTTGGGGCGAGATCAAGGCCGGTCTGGTCCGTGCCGTCTCCATCGGCTTCCGCGCTCTCGAATACGCCTTCCTGGATGAAGGCGGGATCCGCTTCACCAAAAGCGAGGTCCTTGAACTCTCTCTCGTCTCCGTGCCGGCCAATGCCGACGCGGTGATCTCCACCATCAAGTCGATCGACGCCCCCTTGCTCGCCGCGACCGGCAAAGAGCCCAAGGCGGATGATCGGCCTGTCCGCCCGGGCGCTGCCGGGAAAACCGTCAAATCCGTCAACTTGCGCCCGAAGGAGGGCACGAACATGAAGACCATTGCAGAACAGATTGCGGCGCTTGAGGCCTCTCGTCAGGCCAAGTCCGCGCGCATGGCCGAGGTCATGCAGAAGTCCATCGATGAGGGCCGTTCGACCGATCCGGCCGAGCAGGAGGAGTTCGACACCCTCGAGGGCGAGGTGGTCGCCATCGACGGCGACCTGAAGCGGCTCCGGGCCCTGGAGAAGGCCCAGGCCGCCTCTGCCAAGCCGGTTTCCGGCCAGAAGTCCGACGAAGGCACGGCTGCCCGCTCCCGCATTCAGGTCCAGCCCGTCGAGAAACTCGACAAGGGCATCGGCTTCGCCCGCCTGGCCAAGGTCAAGGCGATCGCGAAGCTGGATGGCGAGAGCGTCCGCACCGTGGCGAAGGAACTGTATGGCGAGAACTCGTCCATCTACGGCCTGTTCGTCAAGGCCCCGGTCCCGGCCGGCACCACGCAGGACGGCAACTGGGCGGCTCCCCTCGTCGGCGAAGGCACCGATGTGATCGCCGACTTCGTGGAGTTCCTGCGGCCAAGAACAGACATGCGCCTTGCGGCGTGAAATAAATCTAGAACATCAAAGACTTAGCCGCTCCCGAGCGGCTTTTTTCATGTCTGCCGCTCGTTACAACGAGCACCAACAGAATCAATGACTTAACAAGACGGCCCAACGCAATCCGGCACGTCCACGCGACAACGACGCAACAACAAACTGAGAAAGCATGCGACATGGAGAGATACATGGAGACCCCTCTTAACAGCACCGATCTGCTGCATGGGATGGAGGCCATCGCGGCCTTCCTCGGCATCAAGAAAAGGCAGGCACAGCACTGGGCTGACACGACCGACATGCCGACATTCAAGATCGGCCGGACCGTGTGCGCTCGCCGGTCGAGCCTCAAGGAATGGCTTGCCAAGCGTGAACGCGGGGAGGCAGCCAATGACCGATGACATCCTTGTCGCCACCATTCGCAAGAATTCCCGCGAGGAGATCCGGGTCAGCCTGGGGGAGTATCAGGGCCATACCGTCGCGCACGCCCGTGTCTGGTTCAAGGCTGCCGATGGGACGATGCGTCCCTCTAGGTCGGGTCTCGCCTTCCGGGTGGACCTCCTGCCTGAGATTGCCCGCGCTCTGAGCGAGGCGAACGACCACGCTGAAAGTCTCGGCCTTGTCGCTCCCGCTCCCCGGTAAGCCAGCGGCACCGGAGGCGCGGAATGAGCGCAAAGAAACGACGCAACAGCATCGGGCAACAATTCATCGCCCATCGCCGCGATATGAGAGAGGCCCCGGCCTGGAGGCACCTGCCGGACAATGCCCGGCGCATCCTCGACCGGCTGGAGCTCGAACACATGAGGCATGGCAGCGCTGAGAATGGCCGGCTGCCCTGCACCTATGCCGACTTCGAAAAGGCAGGCATCCGGCGCAAGTCGATTGCCCTGGCCATCCGGCAGTGTGTGGGTTTGGGCTTCCTTGAAGTCACAAGACAGGGTCGCCGATCCGTGGCCGAGTTCAGAACGCCCTCTCTCTACAGGCTTACTTATGTGCACGGGACCGGCCGCAGCCAGGCCCCGACCGACGAGTGGCAGAGGATCAGCACGGATGAGCATGCGCTTGCTGTGCTGGAGGCTCTAAAGGCTGTACCCTCCCGAGATCTAGAAAGTAGGGGCAATAGCGCCCCTAGGACTGTAGGGGCGAAAACGACCCCGGCACATGGTCTCCATAAGGGGCGATAGCGCCCCCGGATAAGGGGCGAAAACGCCCCCGGCTTTTTAATTTCAGCAGGTATCGAGATGACACAGCAACGAGGCTCACGCCGCGAGGGCATCGCGCATGCCAAGCCGACGAGGCAATACGCATGGCAGATGCGAAACCCTGAGAAGCGCCGAGCCCATCTTGCGGTTCAGCAGGCGTTGAGACGGGGCCAACTCGTGCGCCAACCATGCGCTGTTTGCGGGACCACTCAGAACGTGGATGCCCATCACGAAGATTATCGAGCGGCGCTTGAGGTGAAATGGTTGTGCCGACGCCATCACAAGCAGAGGCACCGACAGATGAGGTGCGAGGGTGGGTGAGGGGCGGTGTCTCTCTGCTCCCACTCCTGAGGTCCCGGACCGGCGCCCTCAGTCAAACGCGAAATGCCGCAAGTTTCCATAGGGGGGAGCCTCCAGGCTCAAAGACCCTTAGGCCGGAACCGGTGATCGGCCCAAACTTCTCGTTTTTGCAGATTGATGTACTGCGACGTGAATTCTGCAACGAGGGGGGCACGGTCGAAATCTCGGCCGCCCAATCCCGGACCGGCGGTCCAAGCTTTCCTTTCCAAAACCTGTAGAAAAAAGATTTCAGGATGGATGAAACGAACACCCTCCTGCGAGCCTTGATTGCTGAGGTGAAGGGGCTCCGAGCCGATCTGGCACGGCAGACAGGGGCAGAAGACCCAGCCTCAACCCTCGGGGATCTGGTGGAGGCTATCGCCTTCACCGTAGGGGATCGCGTGTTTACTGCTCCAGAACTCGCAAAGTTTGCAGAGGCAGCACCTCCCGAAAAGCTGCAGATCGCACTCCATGCAGCGGGCGGCACGAACCCTCGCAAAGTCGGGAAACTATTGCGCCGCATGGAAAAGCAGGAGTGCGGCGGCTGGCGTGTAGTTCAAATCGGCAGCGACCGCGACGGGCTGCTCTGGAAAGTACAGCCTGCAAGTTTGGCCCGCTGAAACTCGCAAACTCGCACAGTCGATTGAGACGGCGAAAGTACACCCTCAATATACCCTCAGAAATCCACGACCAAAGGAACATGACCTTGGACCGTCTCGCCAGTCTTACCAGCCAATACGAGTCCCATTCGAAGGCGATGGCCTTCATTCAGTTCGCCATTACCAAGGCGATAGCACGAGACCAGAGTGTAGACCCGCTGGAATTGTTTCAGGCGCGGTATCCGCATTCCAAGCATCTCGCCGCGATCCAGAAGGCCGCTGTCTCAGCCGGATCGACGGACAACTGGGGCGCTCCTCTTGTCCCCCTGCCGGGCTATGCCTCAGAGTTCTTGGAGCTGGTAAGGCCTGCGAGTGTCGTAGGCCGGATGCGCGGTTTCCGCCGCGTCCCATTCCGGGTGAAGTTCACCAGGCAGACCTCCGGAGCGACGGCGGGCTGGGTTGGCGAGTTCAAGCCCATCCCGGTCGGCAAGCTCGATATGAGCACGGAGACTTTCGAGCATTCGAAGGTTGCTGGCATCATCGTCATTTCCAAGGAATTGGCCCGCTCCGCCGATCCGGCTGCCGAGCCCCTGATCCAGCGGGATATCGTGGCGGCCGTCGCCAAGTTCACGGACGAGCAATTCCTTGACCCTGCGGTGGCAGAGACGGGCGTACACCCGGCCTCCGTCACCCACGGTGCAACGGAGGTGGTATCCAGCGGCAACGGCGCCGATGCAATTGCCGCCGATCTTAAGGCACTTGTGGCTGCTGTTGTCGGATCAGGTGCGCTGCTCACCGCACCGTATTTCGTCATGAAGCCCTCGACGGCTCTTCACCTTGCGACCCTTGAGGGGACGAACGGTAAGGTTTTCCCGAACGTCAATGTCATGGGCGGTGACATCTGGGGCATTCCGGTCCTCGTCTCTGGTAATGCGGGCGATCAGATCACGCTAGTTGACGCAGCCGAGCTGATGCTTGCCGACGGCGATGTTCAGTTGGACACGGCCGAGGAAGCAGCCCTCCAAATGGACGATGCGCCAGCCGATGGCGCGGTTCAGTTGGTCAGTCTGTTCCAGACCAACAGCATTGCCATCCGGGCCATCCGCACAATCCGGTGGCGCATGCGCAACCCCGGCGCCGTCGCCTACCTCTCTGGCGTGACCTACTGAGGGCCCCGCCATGGATGACGAGGCCTGGAACAAGAAGCTCGTTGAAGCCGCCGATGGCGCGATGGACGGTGGCGGCAAGAGCCTGGGCGAACGCTTCGGCGCGATGCTTGCCGCATGCGTCAGAACCGTTCGGGACGAGATGCGGGAGAAGCACCGCAAGACAGACGAGCGCCTCACCGCCATCGAGGAGCATCTGACAGCCATACGAGAGGGCAGGGAATGACCACGTTCAAGATCAAGTCCTTTGCTGACCTCGAGGCCTGCTTCGATGAGATCGCAGAAGGGAAGCTGCAGGACACGGCACGACTCCTCTCCCGCAAGGGCGCGACTGATGAGGAGATCGAGGCCGAGCTAGCCCATCAGCGAGCGGCGATGGCAGCATCCAGGGCTCAGTTCATGGAACAGGCCAAGGGCTTTATCCAGCGCGGTGGAGAGAGCCTCCAGTGAGATTGCTGTGCCCTCCCTTCGCAGCAAGCGGTCGGCTCCTGAAGCGCCAGGGCCGACCGCACCCGGGGGGGTATTTGCCAGCTTTGGAAAGAACGGATCGTGGACCGGCGCCCTCAATCAAACGCGCGATGCCGCAAATTTCAGTAAAAAGTTCCGATCAACCCCATGGATGAAACCCAAACTCGCCAATGTGGCGCAAGAACCCGCTCAGGAGAGCCGTGCAGGCGATCTCCGGCCCCCGGCAAGCGCAGATGCCGGCTCCATGGTGGCGCTCCTGGCAGCGGGGCTCCTACAGGCGAGCGCAACGGTGCATGGAAGGGCGGACGATACAGCAGGGCGATCACGCCCGAACAGAGACACCTGGCCTGGAAGGAATATTGGGCCGAGAAGAGGGCTAAGAGACATGGCAACTGAAGTGATCGAGGCAGACCCCCACGACGTGGTGGCACAATATGCCCTTGAACGGCTCATGGAGATGGTGAGCGACACGCCTATCCCGTCCCGTGCTTTGGCAATCGCCATGATTGCCAACGGTGGCGGCGCTATTGCCGCCCTCGATGGTCGTGAGGCGGCTGCGCAACTCCTTCGGGACGCTGCAGACCGGATCGAGAACCCCGAACTAGCCGGGAGAGCATGACGATGAGCAGGAAACTCCATTACGTGATGTCAACATTCGGTGGCGAGCCAGCAATGTTCTGCCTCACCCGCCGCAGGCTCGAAATCTTCGAAGTAGGCCTTGAGGCCGGAAGCGCATTCGAGTTCCTCCGTAGGCTCCTGAACGGCACCTGGGCAACGAGGGATCTCGTCAGCCTCCTTCAGGACGCTTACCGCGAACACGACGGGAACGTGAACCTCAAGGCGCATTCCCACGTGCGAGCCGTGATCGAGAAGAACGGTCCCGGGCACTATGTCGGCTTGGCCGCCAAAATCATCGAAGCCGCTCTCTTCGGAATACCAGAGAAGGATGCAGTCTTTGATGAGGCCAAGCAGCTCACAGGAGAGGCAGGTTGAGCCAGGGCCTGAAGCGCTGGGAGCAGAGGCTAAAGAACATACCGAAGACGGTACGGGCGCGAGTGCGTGAAGCCATTCACCAGGGAGCGGCTGAAATCGTTTCGGCTCAGAAGCGCTTGGCGCCAGTCAGGACCGGCAAACTGCGAGACAGTATCACGGCCACCATTGGCGGGCAGGCTCCAAAATACTCCCAGTTCGGCCGCATGGGCGGCAAGGGTGACGCCGATCTCACAGCAGTCATCACGGTCGGCAACTCCGAGGTTCGATATGCGCACCTCGTGGAGTTCGGTTCCGCTCCGCATATCGCAGGCGGTAGGTTCAAGGGGGCGGACCATCCCGGCACGACCGCACAGCCCTTTTTCTATCCCGGCTATCGCATGGTGCGGCGACGGGTGAAGAGCCGCATTACCCGCGCCGTCAACAAGGGCATCAAGGAGGCCTGAGCCATGGCAGTTGAACGCGATGCAATGATCGTCTCGGTTGAGGCGCGCATCAACAATATCGAGCGTCAAATGGCGAAGGCCTCAGCCACATCGCGGAAGCATTTCACGCGGATCGAGTCCGATGCAAAGACCATGGCGAGCCGGGTAAATGCCACTATGGGCAAAGTCGGGGAGGGGCTGAAAACAGCCTTCGTAGGGTTCGCCGGTGGTCTTGTTGGGGGGCTTGCTGCCGGAGGTGTTCTAGGAGTCCTCGGAAGCGTCCAGGGAGCCATGTCTGAATTGGCGAACGTGGCGGCTGAGGCCAAGCGGGCGGGTCTAGGCGGAGAAGCCTTCCAGGAATTGAGTTATGCCGCCATGCAGAGCCGGGTGAGCATTGACGCTCTGACGGACGGCCTCAAGGAGATGCAGCTCCGGGCGGATGAATTCATCGTCACGGGCAAGGGCAGCGGCGAGGAAGCCTTTAAGCGCCTCGGCTACTCGGCAACCGAACTGAATGAGAAGCTGAAGGACCCGCCAAAGCTGTTCGAAGAGATCATCGACAAGCTAGGGCAACTCGATAAGTCGTCACAGATCCGCATTGCCGATGAGATCTTCGGCGGTGAGGGTGGCGAGCAGTTTGTGCGCTTTCTGGACAAGGGGGCGGGTGCAATCGCCCGGGCGCGCCAGGAGGCAAGGGACACCGGCAATGTCCTTAGTGAGGATATGCTGAAGAAGGCCGTCGAGATCGATCAGCAGTTCGAGACCATAGCCCGCACCATCGGAACCAATGTCAAGGGCGCAATTGTCAGCGTGGTGTCCGCTCTAAAGGAGTTCGTGGGCGAGGCGAGCATGCTCAACAGCAGGAGCATTGAGGCAGTCTCCGACAGGATCAGCAAGATCAAGACAGAAATGGAAAGCCTGCAGAAGATCGAGGCTGATGCACGGCGAATGTTCCCGAACGCTCTCGAAAGCGCCTTCGCAGGCAATGCAGACAAACTGAAAGCCTACCGCGACGAGCTGGGCAAGCTCGAGGAACACCTGGGGCGACTCAAGACGAGCGCCCCGACCTCTCCGGGAGAGGCCCCGCCGACAACGCCGGCAGGCGGCAAGGGAGATCTGAGCCAAATCGACGTTGCCGGTAGCAAAAAGAAGGCACTGGAGGGCTATGCCGCGCTCGAACAAGCGGCCCTAGCTCGCATCAATACTCTGCGGGTGGAGCAGCAGGCTCTCGGCCTCACGACGGGAGAGGCTGAAAAGCTCCGGTTTGAGCAACAACTCCTGGCTGAAGCAACGCGAGACGGGACGATACTTACCCAGACACAAAAGGATCGTATCTCGGAGCTCGCGGGGCAGTACGGAGCACTTACGGCAGCAATTGAGCAAACTGAGAAGGCACAGCAGGAAGCTAATCAGGCTGCGGAATATTTCGGGGATGTGGCCGTTGATGCTATATCCGATCTGGCCTTAGAGGGGCGCAATCTCGATGACGTGCTGCAGAACATCGCGAAGAGCCTCGCCCAGGCAGCAATTCAAGCCGCCATCCTCGGCCAAGGGCCTCTTGCCGGTCTCCTCGGGACGAGTGGCGTGAATGGTGCGCCTGGGGGCATCATTGGCGCATTGCTAAAATCATTCTCTCCGGTCAAAGCGGCTACAGGCGGTTACATTAGAGGGAGAGGCACAGGAACGAGCGACAGCATTCCGGCCCGTCTCAGCAATGGCGAATATGTCGTGAATGCCAGAGCGACAGCTGCCAATCGAAAGCTGCTGGACGCAATCAACTATGGGCGTGTGCCGCGCTTCGCTGAGGGGGGATTTGTGGGCGTGCCGACCGTGCCGACACCTATTGCGCGCGGAAGTGGCGGCGGGATGAAAACAGAGGTCCACATCCACGAAGCCCAGGGAGTGAAGACCACCGTTAAAGAGACGCGTGGACCTAGTGGTGTGCGGTTCGATGTGTATGCCCGTCAACTCGTTGAGGGCATGGTGGCAGACGGTAGCCTAGATCGGGTTGCAAAAGGCCGCTGGGGGGTGAATCCCATGCGGGGACGTTAGGACCTTACCGTGTTGTCTCTGGCGTCCCGGCGAGATCATCCAGAAACGAGCTATAGGGGAGACGTGCCAGGATAGTGCCCCTTGATGCCACCATCGCCGCAGTTGTGCCGCGGCAAAGCAGAGTCACATTGCCGGTGGTTCGCTTGCAGAAGGCGTCAGGGCTGTCGATGAAGTTCAAGCCAGACGGCCCCATAACAATGGCGGTTACGCCGTCCGGGATTGCACCGATCGGTTTGATGACGAACACCCGTAGCCCCGCAAGGTAGGCAATGAAAACTAGGGCGGCCAACCCGAACGAAACTAGGAATAAAGCTCTCATCAACTCACGATGGCACAGGCTGGGCGCAGTTCGCAAGGCTAGTAAATTCTTAAGCGGCCCACCAAGATAGCAAAGCGAGAGCGCCCCTGACGCCCCAGTAAACCAGCGTAAACACCCCAACCAGCATACTCAATCCGATAATGATATTGATCGAGCGCGGGAAGATGCGATTGGGGGCAACACGAATATGCTTGCCCTGTGCTCCATCGAAACGAACGTTTACCAAGTGGGGCATATCATTGTTCAGATGGAGCAAATAGAGATTGAAGCTTTCTTTTGGGTTTAACCGTTCGACCTCAATAATTAATCGCTCATCAGGATTGTCTCTGATGACAAAGGGGAGTGGAGGAGAGAGCTCCAAATGGTAGGGCCGGAAGTTGAATATAATCTCTACATTATTGGCTGTTTGCCTACCTGCGTTGGTAAAAAAGAGCGTTTGTGTTCTAACGGGAGAGTATTTTCCTTCTCCGTCTTTGGGTAGGAGGTATGCCGACTGTAATTCTGAGTAATGTAGTTTGGGTTTGGCCGCAAAGAACCCAAGGATCAGCGATCCTAAGCCCGTCAAAAGTGTCGTAATGATACCAGCTGTTATTTCTTTATTATTATTTGCGAACTCTAATACTGCGGCAAACATTGCTTCCACGAAGTCCAGCTAAGCTACTTTAAGCAATGAGTGGACTTGATCGTAGCTGAAGAGTCAATGCTGTTGGGACGTGTCAGCGCGCGCGAAAACCCCTTCCGCCTTGCCGGGCGGTGGGTTCGCGTGTCATATTTGTAATTGGAGCGTAGCAACTCCCGAAGCGGGCCCTTGCCGGGGCTGGCGCTTCAGTCACAGAGCGGTGGCGATCCCTTGCCGGGGATAGGCCATCGAAAGCAAACGCGCTTCACCTAGTGAAGCGTGACCGGCTCACTATGCCGGGAGTCCATCCGTTATACAAGACCCTTTCGAGGGGAAGACGGTTGGGCGTGCTCTCTGTGGCGCGTTGCTACCCTCCCGGTGCCAGTGACGACCGCTGGCAACTGGAGACAAACCCGTAGCAAGGCGAGTCTCCCCGGCCGTAGCAAGCCGGTTCTCCACAGAGTAACCCATGACTTCACAATTCTACGCCCGCAGTGGGCCAATAGCGTCTCCGGCTATCGATCCGGAGCGCACGCGTCTCCGCGCCTTGAGAGCTGAGATTGAGCGAGAGTTAGAGCGGATGATTGATCTGCTCGACGCCATCGACGGCGACCCGGACTTTGAACCTTCCTTTGGCTCGGTTGCCCCGGGACACGTTGACGAGGCTGAACCCGACGCAGACCTTGAACCTTCCCTCGGCTGGACGAGCACCTATGCCCATGGCTCCGATCAGGACCTTGAGGAGGAGCATGACGGTCGGGAGCCCGATGAGGATTTCGAGGGCAACACCGATGACAACGGCATAGGCGACCGTGGCGGGCTTGATGAGCAGTACGGCATTGATGCGACTGTGACCCGCTTCCCGCTCTACGGAACGATTGACGGCACCGCTCACATCATCCCTGAAACGTACTGATCCAAACGGCCCGGCTGCATTCCGTGGCCGGGCCTCTTTTCATGAAAGGAGAGCAACGTGGCAAGCGTGAACAAAAGAGAGTGGACCTATAAGGGCGAGACAAAAACCGCCTGGGTGGTTCGGTATACGGACCAAGGCGGCAAGCGTCGAATGAAGACTTTCGAGAAGAAGAAGGAGGCGGATGCTTTCCGGGTTCAAGTAGAAAGCGAGATCACGCAGGGAGTGCATACCGCCTACAACGAGAGCGTGACCTTCGACAAGGCGGTCGATGAGTTTATAAAGGACTGCTATCGGCGGGAGAAGCTAGGGGACATAACGCTAAGTGGCGTGAAGGGCTACGAGTATCGGCTTGAACATTACACAGTCCCCAAGTTCGCTAAGCGTCGTGTCTCCACGATCACGGCGGCAGAAATCCAAACCTATGTAGAGGAACTGCGCGAGAAGCTGTCCCCCCATACCATCCATGGGATCTATGGCTCGCTGCATGTGCTGCTGACCTTTGCCGTGTCCAAGAAGTGGGTTCGCCGGAATGTGCTGCGAGACGAGCCCTGCAAGCTGCCGACCAAGCCGAAGCGCAAGTCGATCCCGACCAAGGACGACATAAGGGCGCTCCTAGAGGCTGCTTCTCGCCTCGACAAGGGAGAGAACCTCCTGACGTTCGTAAACCGCTCTGTGGTCATTGCCTGCGGCGTCTTCTGCGGTTTCCGTCCAGGGGAGACCTTTGGCCTGCATTGGGAGGACATCGACTGGGAAAGGGGAGTGATCCATGTTCGCCGTGCGCACTCGAAGGTGAACGGGCTGAAAACGCCCAAGACCGAGGCGGGCTTCCGTGACGTGCCGCTCACCGAGCCTGTGCGCCGTGCTCTCTATCAGGCCGCGCGCTATTGGATCATCAGGAGGATGGCGACGGAGACAGGCGGAAGACGAGGCTCTATGAACCCGAAGGCTATTTTCAGCCGCATCGCCCGCATGTGGGAAACAGAGGTGGTTCACGTCGATCCGACGCAACTTAAGGGCTTCGTGATCCTGACGAAGGTGGGCAAACCCATGTCGGCAACAGCCAGCGCGACGACGTTCTGGAAGCGCCTTATGGATGCGGCCGGACTGTACGATCACGAGGCCAAGAGAAACAAGTTCACGCCTCACGCCCTGCGGCATGTGGCAGCCAGTCTGCTAATCGAAGCGGGGCTCGATGACATGAACCTAAAGCGCTTCATCGGGCATGCCTCGATCCAGACAACCAAGGACATCTACGGTCATCTTTTCCCGACCGATCAGCGCATGGTTGCGACAACAGAGGCCGTTGCGGCGAGCCTAGACGCGACAAGAACGCGACAAATCGCTGTAAGGCATTCATTCAACTAACAAAAATATTCCTGCGGCCCCGCACCATCCTCGGCCGGTTCGGCCAGAACGGCATCCCGTCCCTCCGGAACGTGCCCTTCAATGTGCCGCTGGTCGGCCAGACCGAAGGCGGCGAGGGCTACTGGGTGGGTGAAGGCAAGGCGAAGCCGCTGACCCGGTTCGGCTATGAGCGCAACATCCTTGAGATCTTCAAGGTGGCGAACATTGCTGTGGTCACGGAAGAGCTTCTGCGTCGGTCCAACCCGGCCGCCGAGGCGCTGCTCCGCGACAACCTGGCTGCGGCAATCGCTGCGCGCCTCGACATCGACTTCATCAACCCGGCCAAGGCTCTGGTCGCCGGCGTCTCGCCTGCCTCGATCACCAACGGCTTGACCCCGGTCACGTCGTCCGGTGGCGATGCCGACGCGATCCGCGCCGACATCCGCGCCCTGATGGCGACCTTCATCGCGGCGAACAACGCCCCGACGAACGGCGTCTGGATCATGGGCTCGGCGACTGCTCTCGCTCTGTCGATGATGGTCAACCCGCTCGGCCAGGCCGAATTCCCGGGCATCACGATGAATGGCGGCACCTTCGCAGGCCTGCCGGTGATCGTGTCCGACTACATCCCCGCGGGGACGGTCGTCCTGGCCAACGCCAGCGACATCTATCTGGCCGACGAAGGCGGCGTTCAGGTGGATATGTCCCGCGAGGCCTCGCTGGAGATGGCGGACAACCCGGCGCATGACTCAAGCACACCGACCGGCGCCACGTCGCTCGTGTCGATGTTCCAGACCAACTCGGTAGCGTTCCGCGTCGAGCGGTTCATCAACTGGGCTCGTCGCCGTCCGTCGGCTGTCGCGATCCTGACCGGCGCGACCTGGGGCGCTCCTGCTGCCGAGACTCCCTAATCGGTAGCCTGAACCTCACGCCCGGCCGCGATCCGTTGCGGCCGGGTTTTTCATAGGAGGCCAATATGCGTTCCCTCAGCTATATGGACCGCGCTCTTCGCGCTCAGGATCCTCGTTATGCCCGCATTCTCGGCAAGCTGGGATATGGCCGCCGCGACATGCAGGCCCGCCAGGCTCCCGATCCGGAAGAGGAACTGAAAGCCCTGCGCGAGGAATACCAGGATGTCGTCGGCAAGAGGCCTTATCATGGCTGGGATGCCGAGACCCTGAAAGCCAAAATCGCTGAAGCGAAGGGCTGATCCATGCGCCTTTTCGGCATCAACATTTCCCGCGCTCAGGCGACGGAGGAGAAGGCGCTCGCGCCTGTCGCCCAAGGGCGCGGCGGATGGTGGCGCATCTTCGAGTCATATGCCGGCGCTTGGCAGCAGAATGTCGAGGTCAAGTATGACTCCGTTCTGTCCAATCATGCCGATTTTGCCTGCCGGACGCTGATCGCATCCGACATCGCGAAGCTTCGTATCAAGCTGGTCCAGAAGGATGCGGACGGCATCTGGGCCGAGACGACCAATCCGGCCTATTCGCCGGTTCTGCGCAAGCCGAACCATTTCCAGAACCGGATGCAGTTCATAGAGAGTTGGGTTCTCTCCAAGCTCCAGCGCGGGAATACAGTCGCTCTCAAGCAGCGGGACGGACGCGGCGTCGTTAAGGCGCTCTATGTGCTGGATTGGACCCTCGTCACGCCGCTCGTGGCAGATGACGGCAGCGTGTTCTATGACCTCAAGACAGATCACCTGGCGGGGCTGCCTGCCAGTGTCACGGTGCCGGCCCGGGAGGTCATCCACGACCGTTTCAACTGCTTCTTTCACCCGCTGATCGGCCTCTCGCCCATCTTCGCGGGCGGTCTGGCGGCAACGCAAGGGCTCGCAATCCAGAACGACAGCACCCTGTTCTTTCAGAACGGGGCACAGCCTGGCGGCATCCTGACAGCCCCGGGCGCGATCAGCGACGAGACAGCCAAGCGCCTCAAGGAGCATTGGGACACAAATTTCGCGGGCAAGAACTCGGGCAAGGTGGCCGTCCTAGGCGATGGCCTGAAATACGAGGCCATGAAGGCGAAGGCCGTCGACTCGCAGCTCATTGAACAGCTGAAGTGGTCTGCCGAGGTCGTCTGCTCGACCTATCACGTCCCACCCTACAAGATCGGCGTGGGGCAGATGCCGACCTACAACAACATCCAGAGCCTGAACGTCGAGTATTATGCCCAGTGCCTGCAAGTTCTCATCGAGGCTATTGAGCTCTGTCTCGATGAAGGTCTCGGCATGGGCGAGAACATCGGCACCGAGTTCGACACGGACAACCTTCTGCGCATGGACAGCGTGACGCAGATGGACGTGCTGGAGAAGGCCAAGAGCGTCATGACGCTCGATGAGCGCCGCAAGAGGCTGGAACTCAAGAAGGTTCCGGGCGGCAATACGATCTACCTGCAGCAGCAGGACCACTCGATCGAGGCCATTGCAGCCCGCGATGCTCAGTTGATCGCCCAGGCCGAGGCGCAAAGGAACGCACCTGTGCCCGCCCCGGAGGGTCGTGAGGAAGATGCCGCGCGGCAGCAAGCCGAAGAGCGGGCATTCTTCGCAGAGGCAGCTCTGGCATTTCAGAAGAGGCTTGCGGCATGATCGACGCTAAGACTTTCGGCCAGGAGCTTGCCGAAATCGTTAAGGGGCAGTTGGCCCCAATCCTGAACCGGATGGAGGCACTGGAGAAGCGCTTCGACGCTCTGCCGACGCCTCGTGACGGCAAGGATGCAGACCTCGGTGAGGTTCGCCAGATCATCGCGGAAGAGGTCTCCGGACTGAGGACGGCCATTGAGACGATTGAACTGCCAGCACTGCCCGATATCCCGGCTATCGTGTCGGAAGAGGTCCAGAAAGCGGTTGCCGCCATCCCAGCGCCGCAGGATGGCAAGAGCGTCACGGCCGAGGACGTTGCCCCCCTCATCGCCTCCGAAGTCGAGAAGCGCATCAAGGAATTGCCCGTGCCCAAAGATGGCGAACCGGGCAAAGATGGGGTCGGTCTCGCGGGCGCAATCATCGACCGTGCCGGCGAGCTCGTCGTCACGCTGACTAACGGCGAAACCCGAAACCTCGGGCCCGTGGTCGGGAGGGACGGCGCTCCTGGCAAGGATGGGGCTGACGGCTTCGGCTTCGATGATCTGGAAGCCACCTATGACGGTGAGAAGACCGTCACCCTGAAATTCGCCCAAGGCGATCGCGTCAAGGAATTCCCCTTTACGCTGCCGGTAGTGATCGATCGCGGCATCTTCAGCGAGGGCAAGAATTACGCGGCTGGCGATGGCGTGACCTGGGGCGGCTCGTTTTGGATTGCCCAGAAGGACACCGCAACCAAGCCAGGCGAGGGCGGTGATTGGCGCCTCGCCGTGAAGAAGGGCAGGGACGGCCGAGACGGTGTGATGAAGGAGGCCAAGCCGAAAGAGCCAGTGCGCATCGGCGTTCCGGTTAAGGGGGCATGAAATGGCGGCACTAATCACCAAGGATCAGGCCAAGCAGCAGCTGCGCATCGATTTCGATGATCAGGATGCCGATCTTGAGATGAAAATAGAACAGGCCAGCGAGATCGTGATCGACTATCTGAAACGGCCTGATCACGGTTGGACCGAAACAACGGTCCCGAAGCCTGTCCAGGCCGCAATCCTATTGGTGCTGACGGCACTTTGGGACGACCGCGACGGTCATGGTGATGGGGACTACCTGGCTCCTGATGGCCCTGTGGCTCGTCTTCTCACGCGGTTTAGGGATCCGGCTCTCGCATAGAGCAGAGAGCTGATTGGAGTGAGGGTTGCTAAAGCAGCCCTCACTAGCAACGGCTTTTATCGATGCCGATGTCACGCAGCATGTGTGCGCTCAGCGTATTTCGCAGCGCTTTTTCTAATTCGGCGGTGACGATTGGCGGTTTGGGATCGTTCGCGGGCTTCCGAGGTACCCGGATGAACTCAAAGCGGAATGCGAACCCTACAAAGGGCAGGGGAAAGACGGTCGATTTCATGGCAGCCTACAGCAGCAAAAGCATTGACGAAGAAGGGGCGTTGGGTTGCGTAAAGTCGCATGGACATGAAACGCCTCCTCTTGCTGTGGCTGTGAAACGAGCGGGTCTTCCCGCGGGGCAGCGTTGATAGCTGATTCTTGGCTTTAAGACTAGCGCCTGAAAGGCGCCCCAACCGAGGGGTCTCTGAAAGACCTCCGGCTTGGGAGCGCGAAAAGCCCTGACTGATGGAATCGGGTGAATCCCCAGTCCAGGCGAATGCAGCCCAAGGGGGCCGAGGGCTGCACGAGCAACCTTAGCCGTTGAATCGTGGCCATATTATGGACGCCTGTATGCCCACAGCCGGACAACTCAAAGATCGTCTTACGTTTCAGCGCCGTGGTTCCGCTCAGGATGAATATGGGAATGAGCAGACAGGTGCCTGGGAGAATGTGTTCACGGTCTCCGCTCGTGTGACTGCTTCGCCAGGCCGCGAGACTGTCACCGCTCAGCGACTGCAGGGCGTGAACCCCGTCGATGTGTGGGTCAGGTGGTCGGCGCAGACGGCGACCATCAAGACAGAATGGCGGGCCGTGGATGCGCGTGACCCGTCCCGCGTCTTCGCCATCCTGTCCGTCACGGACCCGGAAGAATATCGGAGGCAGTTCCGCCTCCTGTCCTGCACCCTTGGAGGAGCAAGCTGATGCCCCGCGTCTCCTTTACCCGCGACTTCGATTTCCAGGCAGCCCCTGGCGTGGTTCTCGCCAACAAGGCTGGTCAGAAAAACGTGCTGATCACAACGGCCCACGCGAAAGCGGCCGTCGACGCAGGAGCGGCAACCTATGACGAAGGTTCGGAACCGCGAGAGAGCGCTCAAGCGGCTGTCGGCAATCCAGGGGGCACCACGACAGGCAATCCGCGACGCACTAAAACAAGGCGCCGAGGAAGTGACGGCAATGCAGAAGCGCCTCGCTCCGCACAAAAACGGGGATCTGCAGAATAGCATTGGCTACACGTTCGGCTCTTACCGCCCGGAGAACTCCAACGTTCGAGGGATGACGGCAAGTAGCGGCGGCGGGGATCCTGATCTGACCGTGACCATCCACGCAGGCGATGCCAAGGCGTTCTATGCGGCCTTCGTGGAGTTTGGCACTTCAGCCCACGAGATTAAGCCGAAACGTCCTGGTGGGCTGTTGAACGTTTATGGGCGCTTGCTCACCACCGTGAGCCATCCCGGTGCAACTCCACAACCCTTCTTTTTCCCAGGCTGGCGGGCGACTCGCAAGCGCGTGAAGTCCCGTATCAGCCGAGCGACCACGAAATCGGTTAGGAAAGCAGCCGGTCGATGAGCGATCCTTCCTTGCCTCTGCAGGGCGCGTATGTGGCGCGGCTCAAGTCGCAGGTCTCCGAGGCCGGAGGGCGCGTCTATGACAGCATCCCGGCAGCTGCCGTCTTTCCCTACTTCAACATCGGAGACATTCAGACGGTTTCGGACGGAGCCGATTGCCTCGACTCCACAGAGGTCTTCGTCACGCTGCACATCTGGTCCCGTGCCGTTGGTCAGGTGGAGGTTCGCAGGCTCGCGGCAGCGGCCCGTACGGCTTTGCATGGCTGGCTACCGTCGCTCCAGGGCTTCCGCGTCGTGGAACATGAGCATCAGGACACCCGCACGTTGGACGATCCGGACGGCATTACAAGCCATGCCGTTCTCACCTTTCGGGCGTTGATCGACCCGGCTTAACCCGCGCTTCCCGGTCGGAAGCAATTCAAGAGAGGGCGACAAAATGGCTGCTCCCACTACGCTCCGCTTTGGCGCGGGCGCTTTCTACATTGGCGACGGGGCAACCCCGACCGAAGTCTTTGCGAAGGTCTGCGGCTTCACTGAGATGGAGCTCACCATCGACAAGGAAACGAACGATACCACGGTGCCGGATTGTGACGATCCCGACGCGGCCGCTTGGACCGAGCGCGATGTCGTGGCGTTGGCCTGGTCGATGACCTTCTCTGGCGTGCTCGCCAAGGAGGCTCTGCCGCTGCTTGAGGATGCCACGTTCTCGTCGGCCCCGACGAACGTCCGTCTCGATCTGGCCGGCGCAGGCGAAGGATCGGGCACGCCGAATAAGCGCTATGCTGGCCGGGCGCATATCAATCACTCCATCACCGGCGCCCGTGGCGAGAAGTGGCAGGTGAGTGTCACTGTGACAGGTGACGGCGAGCTCGTCCGCTCCGACGTTGCGGCCGCCTAATGTCGCGGGACGCTTCTATCTCCTTCGATTGGGCGGATGGGCACCACACCTTCCGCCTAGCCATCGGCCAGTTGCGTGAGCTGCAGGAAAAGACCGGCGTCGGTCCCCTGCGGCTCCTGCATCGGCTCATGGACGGTTCATGGATGGTCGATGATGCCCGCGAAGTCATGCGCCTTGGCCTGATTGGCGGCGGCATGGAGCCCGCGCAGGCTTTGCGCCTGGTCCAGCGCTATGTCGACGCTCGCCCTCTGATGGAGGCTCAGGCACCGGCCATGCTGGTGCTGGGCGCTGCGCTCCACGGAACCGACCAGGAGGGCCAGCCGGGAAAAGGGGAAGCGCCCGACGCGGCGACGAGCGCACCCTCATCCAGTTCGCCGCCCTCTACGGAACAGGAGCCGTAATGGGTTTCCCACCCCGTGAGGTGGATGCAATGAGCTTGTGGCAGTTCTTTGCCTGCCTCGATGGCTGGAATGCAGCACACGGGGGCGACCAGACCAAGGAAATGACCGACGCGGAGTTCGACGCCGCGAGCCGGGCCTACGATGCGTTCCCCGATCAGACGACCTGATTAGCCCATTCGATCAATATCAGCCTTGAAATCATCAAGACTTTTCCACGACCGGCGTTCCCCCAAAACAATGGCTTTAACCCCACTCCCGAGGTGGTGGGCGTACGGTATTCCTCGATAGTTGCCTGTAGGGCGGAAAAGCTCTGCAGCGGTGACCTTGGGGGCTTCTACCTCAGGGGGCTGTGTGGAGGCTGGTTGGGGCGGGGCCGTATTCCGGGAAATGGTTTCTAACAGTTCAAGGGCATAGGCAAAGCCGAGGAGTGGCGCCCCCGCGAGGAGCATTCCAACGCCCCAAGCCGCGACCGTGAAGACCAGCGGCCCCGTTAGGATGCTGAAACCCAAAGCACCGAAACCGGCCAATACGCTGATAAAGCCGAAAAAGCGCAACAGACCTATTGCCATACTGCCCCCCATTCTGGGGCATATTACCCCGCGAGACCCTCATGGCAACCGACATCGAACGCCTCACCGTCGTCCTTGAGGCGAACATCAAGAAATACGAACGCGAGATGGCGCGGACCCGCTCTGTGATGGATCGGTCTATGCGCGATGTGGAGCGGCGCGCCCAAAGCTCTATGAAGCGGCTCGATGCCATCATTGGCGGGATCGGGAACAGCGTGAAGGGGGCTTTTGCGGGTATACTTACCGGGTTCTCCGTTCAGCAGGTGACGCAGTTCGCGGACAGTTTCACCCGTATCCAGAACGCTTTGCGAGTAACGGGCCTAGAAGGAGAAAAACTCCAGAACACCTATCGCGAGATCTTTGCGATAGCGCAGCGTCAGAATGCGCCGCTTGAGGCTACGGCACAACTTTACGGGCGCATCAGTCAAGCCCAGCGAGGATTGAACGCTACGGGTGCGGAGATGATGCGTGTGACTGAGGGCGTCACTATGGCACTCAAGATACAAGGCACCGGCACTGACCAAGCTGCCGGGGCGCTGCTCCAGTTCGGCCAAGCGTTGAGCAATGGTAAGGTCCAGGCAGAAGAATACAACAGCCTTCTGGATGGAGCCTACCCTGTGCTGCAAGCTGTTGCGACCGGTCTCCGTGAGGCGGGCAGCGATGTCGGGAAGCTGACGCAGCTCGTAAAAGACGGGAAAGTCTCCTCGGAGGCATTCTTCCGCGCGTTCCTTGCAGGCATGCCACTTTTGGAGCAGAAGGCCGCGAGCGCCGCTTCGACGACAAGCCAAGCCTGGGAGAACGTCCGAACCTCAATGACAAACCTTGTTGGGGAGCTCGACAAGGTTGTGAACTATTCCGGCACGACGGCCTCATCCCTTGGGAAGATTGCTGAAGTCATCGACGGTATCTCCGCAGCGGTACTGAACGTCGCCAAGGCGAACAAGGCCTACCGTGAGAGCCTCCCAGGGGGAGGAAGCGGCCCCGCGATCGATCCGGCACAGTTCGGACGGACGCAACGCATCCAGCAGCTCCAGGGGCTCCTGTCGCGGAATCCGAACACCAGCGCAGCGAGGAGTTGGCGGCAGGAACTGGAAGAACTGACGGAACTCCAGCGTCAGGCTGCTCGCTTGGGTCAACCAACCCCGCCATCCTCCTCAGGCCCGGCCCCAGCCTCTCTGGTCGGAGCCCCGCCGCCAAAGATCAACCCAGTCTCTCTGGCGAGTTTCCCTGCCGGCGGGGACGAGAAGGGCAAGAAGGAAAAGCTCAATGACTATCAACGTGAGATCAAGCTCATTCAGGAGCGCACCGCGGCGCTCCAGCAGGAAGCCACGACCGTTGGGCAGTCGGCCGCGCAGGTAGCCGCCGCAAAAGCTGAGTTTGAACTCCTCGCGGCTGCTAAAGAGGCCAACATTCAGATTTCGCCAGCGCTTGAAGCAGATATCAAAAATCTCGCAACGGCTTACGGCGAAGCGACCGCGAAGCTGGAGGAGGCGCGACAGGCACAAGAGAGCTTTGCCGAACTGCAGAACTTCATTGGCCAATCGATCAGTGGGTTCTTTTCGGACATCATTTCTGGTGGGGAGAACGCTGAGGAAGCCCTGATGAACCTCACCAAGAGGCTCGCGGATATGGCGCTGCAGGCCGCTCTCCTGGGACAGGGGCCTCTTGCTGGTCTCTTCGGAACGGCTGGAGCAAACGGCGCTGTGGGTGGTCTCATCGGGTCGCTCTTCAAGGGCCTCGGCTTTGGCACCGGAAAAGCGTCGGGCGGTGCCGTTTATCCGGGTCGCGCCTACACAGTGGGCGAGAGCGGGCGAGAGACGTTTGTCCCTACGACGCCGGGGCGCATCATCCCGAACGGGAAGGGCGGTGGCAATATGACTGTCCAGATCCTTCCACCGGCTGGCTATCAGGCAAAGCAGAGCCGAGTGAACGGCCCACAGGGGCCGACCTTGAAGGTTCAATTTGAGCAGATAGTTGGTGGTATGATCGCGGATGGTAGCCTCGACAAGCACCTTAAGGGTCGCTTCGGCGTCTCCCCTATGGGAGGACGTTAGTCATCCTTACCACCCCGGATTACTTGAAACGTTGGGCGAAGCTCGCTCTCATCAACTATCAAGTCGTTCACGTCAGCTCGGAATTGCGCTGCTTGTGTGGTGGAAAGGCCTAGTTGCTCAACATTCTTCGCCAGCTCACGAAAGACATTGTTAAAGGTCTCTCTATCGATAGTGTCAGTCTGGATCAGGTATGTCCGCAGAACCGAGATGAGTGTTCGGTGGCTGACAATTTTGTCTTCAAGAACTGCGACTCTCCGGGAGATGTTCTCCAACGCCTTATCCAGCGGCATCGAGACTACTTCGTGTGTCATTGCATAGGCCTTTCCCTCGGAACGCAAAGCATAAATAAATCTGGAATGGATACAACATGCCTATTCCTGTCTGGCCGGCAACCGTGCCTCATGCGCCTCTTGCGCCTTCGGGCATTTCGGAGCCTCATCGCGGCGTTCTCGAAAGTGAAATGCAGTCGGGGGCGACCCGCTCGCGGCGCCAGTTCACGGCTGTCGTCGGCGTGGTCGACATGACCATCCGCATGACAACCGAGCAGTTCCTCACCTTCAAGGCCTTCGTTCGGGACACGCTTTCGCATGGGGCGGCTGAGTTCACCATGCCGGTCTTCGATCTGACCGGCTGCACGGACAGGCGCGTGCGCCTCCGCAACGGAGGGAAGTATACCGCAACCCGTGCCGGATCGCGCATCAACGTCTCCTTTTCTCTCGACGTTTGGGATCTCTAAGTGCCGATTTCAGCAACCCAAGCCTGGGCCGAGGCAGCCGCTTCCGCGCCCAAGGATGAGGTCATGCTCATCACCATTGAGCTGATCCATCCGGTCTTTGTCGAGAACGGCCAACCCGCCCCGATCCGAGCCGTCCGCAACACAGTCGACATGAACTTCAAGCTGGAAGCGGGGGCTCCTGTGGGCGGGGGGCAGACAGTGCTCTTCAAGGCCATTCCCTTCGAGATCGACTATCCCCGCATCGGCAACCTTGGGGCAGAGGCCACCATCCGGCTCGACAACGTGAACCGGGAGGCCTCCCGCTATCTCGAGGAAGCCGTGAAACTCAATACGCCTATTCAGGCGATCTTCCGTGGCTATCTGGCCTCCGATCCGAACACGGTCGGGCAGGGGCCTTACAAGCTGATCCTGCGCAACGTGAAGCGCACGGCGCGGCAGCTTGAAGGGCAACTCGCCATCGCCCGCCCGCAGAACATGCGCGTCATGCGCGAGGTCTATGACATGGTTCGTTTCCCGAGCCTCTTGGCGGTGTCGTGATGAAGCCCCTGATGTTCCTGTTTGGCCTTGGCGTCCTTGCTGGGCTTCTCGATTGGTTGCTGCAAATTTCCTATGAATAGACACATGCTCTCACGTCGAAAGCTTTTCGGGTTCTTGGCTGCGGCTCCTGTGGCAGGTGCAGCGGCAGCGAAGGCTCTTGCGAAAGAGCCAGAGGCACCGGTGCGCGCAGTCAAGCACGCTGAGCAGACGGCCTTTCGGATCAGAAACGACAAATTCCTGATCAACCTGAAGGAAGGGCGCATTGAGATCGATGACTGAACGCCTCGCCTTCTATGAGAGCCTGATCGGAAAGCCCTACAGGATCGGGGCACGAGGCCCTCATGAGTTCGATTGCTATGGCTTGGCCCGTCATATTCAGAACGAGCTTGCCGGGATCGAGATGCCGGATGTGCCCTTTGCCGAGCCGACGACCCGGGCCCAGGCCGAGGCCATGCTCTCGCATCCCGAGCGGAAGGCTTGGGAAGAGGTGACAGAAGCCGAGGCTCGTGAACTCGATCTCGTTCTGATGGGTAACGTCGCCAAGCGGGACTTCCATCTCGGCACCTACATCGTGCCTGCCACAACGGGCGCAGTGATCCACATCGACAAGGCTGCCGGCGTGGTCGTGGACGATCTCCCGGCGCTCCGAGCCTCCGGGTTCAATTTCCTCCGCTTCTTCAGGCGCAAATCCTAATCCATGAAGCTCGCTGTCAAGCATAACCTCCTGGTCTTCGACCCGGACCGCGACGACGTTCGCCAGATCGAGAGCGGCCTCGTGATCCCCATTGCCGAGCACAAGACCCGCAAGCGCAAGCCGACCATCGAGCAGGTTCTTGCGGAGACAGGCTGGCGGTTCGACCTGCCGACCGTCTGCAAGGTCAACGGCGTCTATTATGGCCGCACTGAATGGGCGACCCATAAGCTCACCGCCAATGATAACGTCGAGTTCATCAGCCGTCCGCTCGGCGGCAACAGCGGCGGGGGAAACTCCACGGCCAAGAGCATCGGCGCCATCGTCGCCATGGTCGCGCTCACAGCTCTCGCACCCTACGCCATGGCTGCCATCGGCCTCACGGGCATCGCTGCCTCTATCGGCTCTTCGCTGCTTATCGCAGGCGGCGCGATGGCGATCAGCCATTTCCTGAAGCCTAAGGCTGGCGGCAAGACCGAGGCGAAGGAGGAGCTATATTCCTTCGGGTTCGGCGGCAACCAGGCCCGTCCGCTGCAGCCGATCCCGGTCCTGTATGGACGCACGCTTTCCTTCCCCGACTTCGCCGCTCCGAAATATTCCGAGTTCGACGGCGACAACATGACGGAATATGCCCTGCTGTGCCTGGGCTGCGGCAGCTATGACATCGAAGAGCTGCGTATTGCCGACACTCGCATCTGGACCAAGAGCGGCGGCTATAACCCGTCCTTCCCCGGCATCAGGATCCAGATCTGCGACCCTGGCGAGAAGGTCACGCTCTTCCCGGTCAATGTGGTCTCGGCCAGCGAAGTCTCCGGGATCGAACTGTCCACGACCTATACACCGGGCTACACCGCCAATGCTGCCGGCACGAAGGCAACCCAGCTGCTGTTCGACTTCGTGTTTCCTGGTGGCCTTGCCGACACCTACAAGGGCGAGCTCCACCCCAACGCCGTTCACGTCGTGGCGCAGGCTCGGCTTGTCAACGATGCGGGAGCCCCGGTCGGGAGTTGGGAAACGGTTTTCGACAAGACCTATACCTACGCCAAGACTAGCCAGATCCGGATCACGGAGCGCGTCACGGTTCCTCCCGGGCGCTACGAGGTGCGCGTCCGCCGCACTGACCCAAAAATGGAGGGCACCACCAGCAACAACGGCAAGGTGACGACGGTCGACAACATTGTCTGGTCTGCCTTGCGGGCTCAGATCGACGGGCCAAACGCCTTTCCGCGTGTGACGACCATTGCCGTGCGCGCCCGCGCCGGTGAGGGGCTTCAGGGCATCACGAACGGCCAGATCGGGGTGATTGCCACGCGCAAGATCCCGGTCTGGAACGGCTCAGGCTTCGTCACGCAGCCTTCGCGGTCGATTGCCTGGGCCGCGCTCGATATCTGGCGCAATGCAGATTATGGGGCTGGGCTGTCGATCGATCAGGTCGACTTCCAGAGCTTCTACGCCTACGACCAGCTTTGGACATCCCTCGGGCACACCTTCGATCACGTCTTCAAGGAGCCGCAGACGCTCGATGATGCGCTCGAGACCATCCTGAAGGCAGGCCGAGCCATGCCGGCGCCTGTGGGCGACCGCCTGACTATCGTCCGCGACGAGCCCCGCGGCATCCCGCGCATGATGTTCACGGATTACGACATCGTGAAGGACTCGCTCACCATCGACTACACGCTGGCGGACGACGATATCGCTGACGGCATTGTGGGCGAGTATCTCGATGAGACGACCTTCCGGTTGGCCGAGGTATCGAGCGCGCCGGCGGGAACGACGCTCGCCAAGCCCGCCCGAGTGCAGCTGCAGGGTGTCCAGAAGCGCTCGCAAGCGGCTGGGCTCGTCCGGTTCATGGCGGCCGAAAATGCCCTCCGGCGTGTCACCGTGTCGTGGACGGCGCGGGCAGAGGGCCGACTGCTCAAGCGCGGCGATCTGGTCGTGCTCTCGTGCGAGGAGCCTGAGACGTGGGGCCAATCCGCCGAGGTCGTGGCTTACAACGACGCCACGCGAGCGCTCACCTTCGACCATGATCTCGAATGGGAGGAGACCGGCAACCACTATGTGGAGGTCCGGCGCCGGGACGGACAGCCCTGGGGGCCTGTGCGTGTCACGCGCGGCGCGTCCGATCGGATTGCCATCGTCAACGCGGGCGATATGGCGGCAGAGGCAACCCGGCAGGGCATGACCCTGGCCGATGCGATTGCCCGTTCCGACCTGGCCGACCGCCCGACTGCTGCCTTCTCGCCCGGCCAGCCGCGCACCTTCCGGGTGCTGATCACCGAAGGAACGCCTGACACGGACGGCGAGCACATCGCTCTGACCGGCGTGGTGGACGATCCCGCCGTCTATGATGTGACCGAAACCGGCTTTGAGCCGCTTCCGGACGTGCCGGATGTATTCTCGCCGTCGATCCCGGTGGTGACGACACTTGCCGCCAATGTCTACCAACGTGGAACCAATCTGATCCTGCAAGCGGGCTGGCGACCGGCCAAGGGCGCCATCAGCTACATCGCGGATGTGTCCTATGATGGCGGCGAGACATGGGTTCGGGCGTATAGCGGCGACAAGACAACCTTTGAGGCTATCGTTGCTCCAGCCCAGACCATCCGGCTACGAGTGGCCGGCGTTACCGCATCGAACGTGATCGGCGGTTTCAGCATCGTGGAGAGGAATGCACCGCCTCTGGTGCTGAGCGGCGACCACCTGATCATGAAGGTGCAGCCGGATGACCTGATCCCGGCTCTCGCCCGGCGCATGGACAGCCTCGATATCCTGCTGCAGACGGCGGACCTCGTGGGCGAAGCCCGCGTCGTTGCCGAGGAAGCGGATGAGAGGGGCAGGGCGGCCATCACCCAGGTCGCACAGGTCAAGGTCACTGCCGACAAGGCGCTGGCCATCTTCGGCACTGATGTCACGGCAGAATTCGAGCAGACCGGCGTCACCGTGGGCGAGCGCTTCACCGCCGTTGCCGATGTCACCGGGCAGCTCATCGGTGCCTGGAAAGTCACGCTCGACTCCAACGGCTTCTTTGGCGGGTTGCAGCTCGTTGGCACCAACGGGCCGGGTGGGCTTCAGAGTGAGCTCAAGATCGCGGTCGACAAGTTCCTCGTCGGCGCTCCTGGCTCAGGGTTTGGCGAGGAAGCGGTGTTCGCCATCAGCACCCGCAACGGCGTGGCCCGTGTGACCATGCGCGGCGACTTCATCGCGGATGGCTCGATTAACGCCACACAGATCAACGTTGGGTCGCTCGGGGCCATCTCGGCCGTCATCGGAACGGTCTCCTCGTCCAGCGATGTGACAACCGTGGGAGGGTTCCGGCTCGATGGTCCGAACCGTCGTATTGAGGTCTGGGACTAGGCTATGACCCGACGCATCGTGATGGGGAAGATCGGCACGGCCTATGACCTTCGCATCTCAAGGCAGGGGTTTGACGCCGCCACAGGCGACATCAACAACAACCGCGTCATCTCGTTCTCGGCTCTAAGGGATGCCAATGCGAAGGCCGTGTCCGTAGGCCAGATCACGAGTTTGTTCCAATGGGTCAGCTTGGGGGCATCCTACACCCTGCCACCGCCATGCATCTTCTCCCTCAAACGCAACGGGAACATGGTAATCGATCAGATCGAAAGGCAATACTTCACAGGCGACTTCGATTTCGGGTGGTGGGACGGCACGCCTTACGCCCTTATCGTTTCAACAACGGCCGTCATGGTCGGCGTCCCGTTCCCCAAGCAATCGCCGATTTCTTCGGGAGACAAATTCATCTTCATGACGGTGCGGCCATGACACGGCGGATCATCCTCGGACGGCGCGGGTCGCAGTATGGCTTATGGGTCTCTCCGGCTGGGGTGGATGCCGAGACGGTCAGCGATGCCGCCGCTCTGTTTTCGATGAGCACGAAGCATCTCATGGCCCTTGCCTCCGGGAGTTTCGTCTGCCCTGCCGGGGGCGGTTCCATCAGGGTGAGCTTCGGAAAGACTTTCCCTGTGGTGCCATTCCTGTTCTGTGGCCGCTTGGTCGAGTTCCCCACATTCTCCACCGTCTATAGCGATGTCGATCAATCCGGGTTTTACGCCAGGGCCGGGGAGTCGGTCGAAAACCCCGGAACCTATCCGGCGGCAGGGAAAACCATTCGCTGGTTTGCCTTCATGAAGAACCAGGGGTAGGCCTATGGCGCGGCGCATTGTTCTCGGGGATGTCGGCTCAAACTATGTGTTCCGGGTCTCCCGCGCGGGCTATGACGCGGCAACAGCCGATCTCGATGGGCTGCTCTTCGATGCCGACCATATTCCGGCACGCTGGGAGAATGAGGGAACGGTCACATGCCCCGGCGGGCGCGGGCCTGTCAGCGGCGAAGTGGATCTCTGGTATCCGGGCACGGTTACGGTCTCTCATGGCTCAACCCCGTCCGTCATCATGGGGCTGGCCTATCCTTTGTCATCCAACAACCGATGGTACACTGTCCACGCGACGGTTGACCATGTTTCGGGCACGGGCAACACCCATTATCACACGTATGAGTTCAGCCATATGGACGACAATTACTGTTCTCCGCATTGGCTGACATCGGATTACGACAATGGGGACAGTTTGCAGCAGTTGCGGGGCGGCTGGAAGCTGGAGTGGAACAGTTCCACCATCACCATCACGAACAATTCGCCCTATCCCATCCGCGTGCGCTGGCTCGCGATCAAAATCTGAAATCACATCGGAGCAATAACTCATGATCGTTCAATACGATGCTGAGGGGCGGTACATCGCGCATCTCGAGGACGGCTATCCGGCCAGGCCTGAGGTTCTCGAAAAGGTAACGCAGGACACCAACCTTGGGGCTGTCGATGTCCCGCCGTTCTCGCATGAATGGTGGTATTTCCCGGATGGCGTTCCGACCATCCGCCCGCGCCTCGACTACACGATCAGCGAGCGCCAGGAGGGGGATGACAAGGTGACTGTCATCAGCGGTATCCCGGCCGGGACGAAGGTCAATGTTCAGGGCCCCGACTACGGGCAGTCGATCGAGTCGGATGGTGACGATCTTGAGCTCGTCCTGCGCATCCCGGGCGACTACATGATCGCCTTCGATGCGTTCCCCTATCAGCCTGTCTCGATCTTCCTCCAGGTTACGGCGGCGGAGGCCTGACATGGCGCGCCTCGAAATTGGCCCCGATCTGGAGCAGCTCCGCTCGTTGGCCGAGAAGGCTATCGACAAGCACTTCGAACCGGCACGGCAGCGCATGGCGCTCTATAACCGCAAGGTCACGGAAGCGCGTCGTCATCTTGCCGGGCATCCGTCCGACATGCTCAACCGCGAAGCCCAGATCCGGCATATCAAAGCTGATGAGATCGCCCGCCAGGTGATTGCGCTCGCGGAAGCCGATGAGGCGACGGAGCCGCAGCGTGTGGCACTCAAGGCGAAAGTGCGCAAGGCCCTGACGCCCCAAAAGATCCGCAAGATCCTTGCCGACAACGGCATTCGCCTGACCCGCTAATCCTCCCCCAAAATTCAAGCCCCCGCCATCGGCCAAGCCCCATTTGGCCGGGAGATTTTGCATGGCTCTCGACCCCTCATACTTCTTCTACAGCGACGGCACGATCACGCTGACCAATGGCTCGGACATCGCGACCGGCACCATGGTGGCATGGGATCCGGCTGTGTTGCCGTTCGACTTCGTGTTCCCGCAGAACGGCACCGCGGGCATGGCGGTGATCGCGGAAGTGCTGGCGGTCAACCAGATCCGGCTTGCCATGCCGTGGACAGGTCCGACCCTGACGGACGTGCCTTACTACATGGTGCGCTGGGCCAACCACATTGACCCGCGCTTCTATGCGATCAGGGTGTCGGAGTACCTGACCCGTATTCGCGACATGCCAGCGACAGGCCCGAACGGCTGGGCTCCTGTTCCGGTGCCGGTGGATGACGGGGAGCGGAGCGTCCTGCAGATTGCGGATTGGATCGGCGGCTATGGCACCAAGCCCGCGACAGGCGGATATCTCGGCCCAACCGGGATCGTCAGCGACATCTCCCAGGCGACCGACATTCGCGGCCCTCAGGGAGAGGACAGCACTGTGCCCGGGCCTCCGGGAGACAAGGGCTGGTCTCCGGTCTATGCCATCGTCGCTGACGGGGCTCGCCGCGTGAAGCAGCTTGTCGATTATGTCGGCGGTGAAGGCACCAAGCCCACAGTCCCGGCGAACACCTACGTCGGGCCGACCGGCTACACGACGGACATTTCGCAGGCGACGGACGAACGAGGGCCAGAGGGACCGGCAGTGGGTGCGAACAGCGTCGACAACACGCTGCTCGCGGACATGCCGGCGAATACCCTGAAGGGGAACAATACGGGTGCGTCGAGCGACCCGAAAGACCTGACTGTGGCGCAGGTCAAGGCGATGCTCGGCCTCGGCATATCCATGGCGAAAGCCCCGCCTGAAATCGTCTATGTCAACGCCACCACAATTACGGTCAAGGCGGGCAAATGCCGGGATGAGGACGACACGACCGACCTTATCAACCCCGCCAATTTCAACATTACGCTGGCCGGCGCTCCGGTCTCAGCGCACCGTCATGTGCTGTTCGGCTATGATGGGAGCGGCAATCCAGCGGCGACGTTCTCGACAACGATCGCTCTTCCCGCGGGGTGGCAGGCATATCGCCGTATCGGCTCGATCCGCACGGATGCGAGTGGGCAGATCCGGTCGTTCATCCAACTTGGCGACCGGTTCGATTTTCTGTCTCCGGTCAAGGACGTTTCGGACAGTGCGCAATCGACAGCGGGCACGCTACGCACACTGTCCGTGCCGCTGGATGTTCAGGTCGAGGCCATCCTCAATGTCCGCGCAGTCAAGGTGAACAGCCAAGTCGCCGTACACGTATACCCGTCGAGTTTATCTGACCCGACTCTCACTCTGGCTGGCGCCGCAGCCGGTACAGGCGGCGTCGACCCGTCTGTAAGCGGCTTCGCAGGAACGTCCGGTACGACTTCGGCGGGGGCAACCCAGCTCCGTGTTCCAACCAATACGCTCGGGCAGGTGAAATCAATATCGAGTGTTGCCACCACGATCCTCGAAATCACGACCATGGGATGGATCGATAGGCGCGGGAGGGACAAGTAATGCCTTATGTCCAGCGTGATGAGAACGGCCAGATCGTCGGCGCCTATGCGGTTGCGCAGCCGGGCTATGCTGAGGAATGGATCGAGGAAGCCGATCTGTCCATGCCGGTCCCGCAATCACACCGCTCGGTCGCCATGTGGCGGGCGCGCACGATCATGAAGGTGACACCATGGGGCGGAGGAACGCTGTTCGATGCAGTGCAGCAGGCCATCGCAGGGCTCACCGATCCACTTCAAAAGGCAGCAGCTGAAGAGGCCCTCGAACGCGGCGACGTGTTCGATCGCGACGGCATGTTTGTTCCCATGTTTTCCAAAGCTCTCGGCATCAGCGATGAGCAACTCGACACTCTGATGCGGCAAGCCGCCGAACTGCCGGCCTAATCACCCCGAACACCACGAGGACACCATGACCACCGAGACATTCGGGCGGGCGCTTTCGCTCGTCCTAAAACATGAAGGCGGCTACGTTGATCACCCAAAGGATCCAGGCGGGGCGACGAACCGAGGGATTACGCTCGCGACTCTTAGCACCTGGCGCGGACGGCCAGTGACGAAGGCCGAAGTCAAAGCACTCACTGAAACAGAAGCAGCGGCCATCTATCGGGCCAACTACTGGAATGTCGTCAAAGGGGATGACCTGCCGAGAGGTGTTGATCTTGCGGTCTTCGACTTTGCTGTCAATTCCGGGCCTGCTCGGGCAGCGAAACACCTTCAGTCACTCGTCGGCGTCGATGTGGACGGCGTGATCGGCCCAGAGACTTTAGCCGCCATCCGCTCCACGAAGCCGGCTGATCTTATCCGAAGACTGACCAGATCGCGCCTCGCCTTCCTCTCTGGGCTTCCGACATGGCCGACCTTTGGCAAGGGCTGGCGGGCTCGCGTGCTTGGCGTTGAAAAGGAGGCTCTTGCTATGGCGGGAGATGCTTCCGGACCAATCCTGACACCGCCACCTCCTGACATTGAACCGCCACCGGTTCCCGTCTCCCAGCCCGCCTCATCAGGCGGGTTTTTCTATGCCGCTCTCAAGAACGCTCTTGAGGTTCTCTTCGGAAGGAAAGCGTGATGCCTCCTATCATTGGACTGCTCTTGCAATATGCCCCGGACCTTATCGGGCTCTTCGCCGGCGCGAAGGCAGGCACGGCAGCGGGGAAGGTGGCCGATGCTGCCAAGGTCGTGTTCGGGACGGACGACCCGCAGAAGGCGCAGGCTCAGATCAACGCCAACCCGGCGCTGGCTCAGGCCTTCGTTGAACAGGCCAAGATCCAGCTGGAAGAGGCGCGGCTCGCCGTCGAGGACGTGCAGAGCGCCCGAGCCCAGACCCTTGAGCTCGCCAAGCAGGGCTCGGCCATCTCCTGGGGCGCCCCAGTGGTGTCCGTCATTGTGATCGTCGGGTTCTTCATCGTCATGGGCCTGCTCTTCCTCCAGCCGGTCGATCTCCCCCCGTCACAGGCTCAACTCCTGAATGTGCTCTTTGGTGCGCTCATCCCGGCCTTCGGGACGGTCGTTCAGTACTGGCTCGGCTCGTCGGCCGGTTCCAAGCGCAGCGGGGACTCCGTGCGTGCCATTGCCGAGACGCTCCTGCCGCAGGCCATCAATCGGAAAACGGGGGTCTGACCCATGCCGCACCGGATCGTGCTCCGCATAGGGCAGGGGATTGCTGAGCACTTCCCTGTCCGCGTGTCCGAATGGATCATGCTCGTTCCGCTTCTGGGGTGGGCTAACACCCTCGCCCTGGACCCTCTCACCTTCGACAAATCCACCTCATTCATAGAGATGTCTCGCTGGGCGGATGAGGTCACATGGGGGTGGATCTGCTTTGCCGCGGCATTCCTTCGGCTATCCGCCCTTATCGTCAACGGCACCTTCAAATCCAGCTTCCCTTACTCACCTCACTTCCGGGGCTTCGCCTCCCTCGTGATCTGCATCTTCTGGGGGCAGATCACTCTCGGGATCCTTGTTTCCGTGGTGAGCAACGGAGGCGTCTTTACCGGCTTCTGGGCCTATCTCGGGTTCATGCTTCTCGAGATGTGGAACCTGTTCAGGGCATGGGTCGATGTCGGGGCTCTCAAGGCAGCGCGTTCAGCATGATCGATTTGACCTCACCGAACACGGTCGCGTTCCTCCAGTTCCTCGGCCTTGGCCTCCTTGGCGTGCTGGCTGCCTTTGGGCAATGGTTCGGGAAGCGCAAGGAGAGCAGCCCGGCAGGCTCAAAGGATGTGGTTGTTCCATCGCTCGCCATTGCAGACAATGCCGCGATTACGCACCTGGCAGAAACCTTGCGAGAAGCAAACCGGGTCGCCCAAACCCATCGTGAGCACGATACTGAGATGCTCTACGAACTGAAGGCGATCAAGGAGAGCCTGCATCGGCTTGAGAGCATGATGGGGCGGGGCCTAGATCTGGTGCGATAAGCTAAAAAGAAGCGCCCCCTTTTCGGCGGGCGCTGAGTTGCCGATCCGCAGGGGCAAAAAGAGGATCGGGGCAGGTGAAAAGCATGCCCGGTCTAATGGTTCGGCTACAGCGGCCACTCTTTTGGGGGAGGAGGGCACTCTCCTTATCCTTCATGGACAGTGTGCCAGCACGCCTCCTGGTTCTATGTTGAGGATTGGGAGATGCGGCACATCGCCTGAACAACACGCCCCGTTTGGCCATTGGGTCGGCGGGGTTTTTCTGTAACCCGGATTCCCCGCTATACACCGGCGGGAGAGTTTGACTCACCAGGGCAACTTATGTTCTCAAAATGTTCTCATTTGGGAGCATCTCATGAGTCGCCGCCGCTCACAGGAATTGCCGATTGATCTCTTCCGAAAGATCGAGGGTCCAGATCTTCTGAAGGCCCTTGGCGATGTCCGGCATAGGCTCACCCGATCCCGAATCCCCCTGGGCTCGCCCGACTACCACGTTGCTCAAGCCATCATCGACCGGATCGATGACATGGCCGAGCTTTTGACCGGGAGCCGTGAGCACTTTCATCTAAAAATGCACAGCTAGGCCTGTGAACTATGAGGATATCGAGTGTAAGCCTCTTTATGCCTAGTCCCTGTGAAACTCGTCACACGAGGCTCTGTTTCCGTGTTCGTCGGGGGCGTAATGGGACATGGAGTTGGGCGATGGGACGCCGCTACTTCTACCACCTGACCGATGGTACAAGCCTGATTATCGACCGCGAAGGACGGCGGTTTTCCTCAAGGCTACGAGCAAAAGTCGAGGCTCTCAGCTATGCCGAGCGGACGATGCAGGAGGCCCCGCCCGGTGTTGACTGGACGGGCTGGCAGGTGAGCGTCCACGACGCCCGTGGGCATGCCATTGCGAACCTCCCGTTCCCGCAGGCCCTATAAATTCCTACAGTGTCGGATGAAACAATATAGGCGTAGCGTCTCAATGCGCGGCCCGGATGACGAGTCCAGGGCGGGGTAGGGAGGTCGGCTGGCGTCATGAACCAGCCGTGAAAGCACCAGCTATTCTTCCCGTGCCGGGCGACCGGCCCGCGCGCCTTGCTCCCAAGCGGCAGGGTTTTGTATGTAGGTGGCATGAAACGCCGCCTTGCCTGCCTCTGTCTTCTCCTCCTTTCGTCCGCCGCCGCCGCTGAAACGCTCTCTGGCCGTGCCGAGGTGGTCGATGGCGATACCCTTGCCATCCAAGGAGCATCCTCCCGCATTCGCCTCTATGGCGTCGATGCGCCTGAGAGCCAGCAACCCTGTGAGGATGCCTCGGGCAAGCGCTACCTCTGCGGCTCAAAGGCGGCGGATGCGCTCAGTGCCCTGATCGGCAGGAACGGCCGCGTGACCTGCAAGGAGGAGGATCGCGACCGCTATGGCCGCATCGTCGCGGTCTGCTCGGCTAACGGGCAGGAGCTCAATGCGGAGCTGGTCCGCCAGGGATGGGCGCTCGAATACAAGCAATACTCCGATGGCCGCTATGCTGACGAGGAGGCCGAGGCCCGTAGGGCAAAGCGCGGCCTGTGGGCCGGTAAGTTCGCCGCTCCGTGGGAATGGAGGCGGGGTGAGCGGTTGCCGTCCGAGGCATCAACAGGATCGGACCGGAAATGCCCGATCAAGGGGAATATCTCAAGCTCAGGCAAGATCTATCACCTGCCGGACAGCAAGGATTACGCTAAGACAACCATCAACGAGGCCGATGGCGAACGTTGGTTCTGTACTGAAGAGGAAGCCAAGGCGGCCGGGTGGCGGGCGCCGAGGCAATAAACATCGTGGGGGCACGGTAATGCGTAAGATTTTGATGATGGCTGTGGCCGGGATGGTGCTTGCCGGGCCGGTGGGTGCTGTCGGCACACCTCCGGAGCAGCCGGCCAAGCCAAGCGTGGAGCGCGTGAATGAGTTCGTGCTTGCGCAACGCAGGAGCTGCAAGGCTGCAAGCACCTGCGAAGAGGCCGTTGAGATGTGGTGCGGGGGCTACAGCCGGGCCGATGCCGACGACGATGGTATCCCTTGTGAGAACGTCTGCCGTTCCAGGTCGCAGGTCGATGCCATCAAGCAGCGGATCGGCTGCTGATTTAGCTTCGGCGGCTCCTGGCTTCCTGAAGCCTTTCCACCGTCGCCTTGATCTCCTCAGCGGCCTTCAGGCCCCGGATGCCAACGACCCCACGGTCGATGGTCTTCCCGTCCTGATCCTTCCGGCCGTTGAAGAAGGCGTCCCTCTGCTCCTTGGACATCTTCAGGATGGTCCGGGCTTCTGTCTCAATGCGCCATTCCTCAGACCAGGTGCTGACAGGCTGGCCGGTGAGTTCTGAGAGGGCAGTGGTGTCGCGGGAGTAGATCAT